TGGGACTCGCGGTGTGTACGGGTTGGAGTTGGGGCGGGTTGCGGCTGGCTGTGGGGCTTTGGGGCGGCTTGGTGGGGTGTTGGTGGTGTGTTTGGGACCTCGCGGTGGTGTGGGCGGTTTGAGCGCCCGTCCGTCTCGTTGCTGAACATTTACCCTGGCCAGACGGGTTAGTCGTTACACTCTGGGTATGGAGTGTGGATGGTGTGGTTGCCGGTTGCCGGTTGCTGGCCGGGGGCGGTTGCCGAAGTTCTGTTCGGGTCGGTGCCGGGTGGCGGCGCACAGGAAGCGGCAGGTGTTGCCGGCGGAGTTGCGGGCGGCGTGTCGGTGGGCGAGGCATTCGCGGAAGCGTCCGCTCACTGCGGATGGTGCGCAGGCGTCGAGTACCGATCCGTTGACGTGGACTTCGTATGCGGTGGCGGCTCGTTCGGGGGTGGGGGACGGGTTGGGGTTCATGCTCGGTGCCGGGTTCGCGTGTCTCGACATCGACCACTGTTTGTGGGATGACGGGACTCCGGATGTGCGGGCGTTGGCCATCTTGGAGCAGGTGCCGGGCGCCTATGTGGAGGTGTCTCCGTCGGGGGATGGGCTGCATGTGTGGGGGTTGGCGTCGCCGCGGAAGGGGCGTCGGACGCCGGGGTTTGAGGTGTACAGCGTGGATCGGTTCATGACGGTGACGGGCAGGGTGTTCCGGCCTGGCGGGTTGGTGGACTTGTCGATGTTTTTCTGACTTCCGGCCTGGTTGGGTCGGTGTTGTGCCGTGTGACCCGGAACGGGTTCTGCGGTGATCCCGGAACGGGAGTTGGTCATGTCGCAGTTGAATTCGGGGCCACCCCCGAACCCGAGCCGGCGTCGCCGGAACGCGACGGTGCCGATGGTGCCGTTGCCGAGTTGTGGCCGGCAGGGTGATCTGCCGGTGTGGCCGTTGCGTCCGGATGTGGCGACGGCGGCGGCGTTGGAGGATGCGCAGGATGCGCGGCTCGTCCTTGAGGACGAGGTGAACAGCGAGACCCCGCCGAAGGGTGTGCATGCTCGGTTGGCTCGCCTGGACCAGAAGATCAGGACTCTTGAGGCTCGCCTTGAGGCTGCCGCCGAGCTCGAGTTGGAGTTGTGGCGGGAGCTGTGGTCGACTCCGCAGGCGGTGCAGTGGGATCGGCTCGGCTGGAGGCGTGAGGTCGCCCAGTATGTGCGGTGGAAGGTCGCTGCCGAGTTGGGGGACTTGAATGCGTCGAAGGAGGCGCGGCAGCTGTCGGACCGGTTGGGGTTGACGCCGTTGGCGATGCTGCGGTTGCGGTGGGAGATTGTGGATCAGGCTCCTGCTGTGCGTGTCGCGCCAGCGGCGGATGGCACGACGGTGACGGACATTGCGTCGCGTCGTAAGCGTTTGAGCTGACGTCATGCCTCGCACACTGGTGCGGGCCCCGAACCATGACCGCTCGAGGTCGCTGGGTTGGTTAGCGATCGAGTGGATGGAGTTCTTCGTTGTCCACGGTCGCGGTGACGCCGCCGGGATGCCGGTGGTGCACGGCGATGAGATGGCGGGGTTCATCGCTGACTGCTATGCGGTCGATGAGGCGGGGCGGCCGCTGTATGACTCGGCGTTCTTCTCCCGGCCGAAGGGTGCGGACAAGTCGGGGCTTGGTTCCCGGTTCGCGTTGTTTGAGGCGGTCGGGCCGTGCCGGTTCGACGGGTTCGCCGAGGGCGGCGAGGTGTACGAGGACCCGTGGGGCCTGGGGTTCCGGTACGTGTATGAGCCGGGCGAGCCGATGGGCCGCCACGTACGGAACCCGTTCATCCGGGTTTTGGCCACTGAAGAGGGTCAGACCGGAAACGTGTATGACTCGATCTACTACAACCTGACCGACGAGGACGCCCCGCTGTCCGCGGTCGGTGCGGATGCCGGGTTGACCAGGGTGTACCTGCCGGGCGGTGGGGAGATCCGGCCAGCCACCGCGAGTTCAGCGGCGAAGGACGGCGGGCTTGAGACCTGGGTTTGCTTCGACGAGACCCACCTCTACACCACGCCCGAGTTGAAGCAGATGTACCGGACGGTGACCCGTAACCTGAGGAAGCGGAAGCGCACCGCCGGCGGCACTTGGTTCCTCGAGACGACGACGATGTTCGCTCCGGGCGAGGAGTCGATCGCCGAGAAGACCTACGACCTGGCCGAGCAGATCCAGGACGGTCGGGCCCGCCGCCACAGGTTGGTGATCGATCACCGGTGGGGCGAATGTGAGGACGTGTCCAAGGCGGATCAGCTGCGGGCGGCGATCCTTGAGGCGTTCGGTGAGGCCATCGACTGGCAGGACATCGAGGGTCTGGTCGACGAGTTCTACGACACCCGCAACGAAGAAGCTGACTCCCGTCGCTACTTCCTGAACGCGCGCACGGACGCCAAGGGTGCGTGGGTGAGCCTCGTGGATTGGGCGGAGTGCGCCGCCCCGACTGTGGTGGTCGCCGACGACGAAATGATCACGCTCGGGTTCGACGGGTCGGTGAACGACGACTCCACCGCGTTGGTCGGGTGCCGGGTGTCGGACGGTCACCTGTGGCTGATCGAGTGTTGGGAGAAGCCGATCGGTCCGGCCGGCAAGGATTGGCAGGTCGACACCGAAGCGGTCGACATCGCTGTCACGCTCGCGATGGAGAAGTATCGGGTGGTCGGGTTCTACGCGGATCCTGCCTACTGGCAGTCGTATGTGACGGCGTGGCACTCCCGGTATGGGGCGAAGATGCGGGTGAGGGCGTCGCCGACTCGCCCGCTGGAGTGGTGGACGTCCAGGCCTACGCAGATGGTGCGGGCGCTGAGCAGGTTGCACGGCGCGGTCGGTGCGCACACCGTCACCCACGACGGCGGTGCGGTCTTGACCAGGCATGTGGGGAACGCGCGTCGCCGGTTGGCCGGGAAGATCGGCGTGGTCATCGGTAAGGAGCACCCGAAGTCGTCGCGGAAGATCGATGCGGCGATGGCGGCGACTCTCGCCTACGAAGCTCGGGCGGATGCGGTCGCGTTGGGTTTGGCCAGGGTGCGGAGGAAGCGTCGTCGTTCAGCTGGAGTGTGACGGAGGTGGCCCGCGTTGGCTGAGGCCACGGATCTGACCCCGATGGAGTGGCTTGGCCGGCTGGGGAAGAAGCTGATCGACCGGCAGCCGTTGGTGTCGTACTGGTCCCGCTACTACGAGGGTGACGCTGACCTGCCCGCTGGCCCGAACCAGCACAAGGAGGTGTTCCGCCGGTTCCAGAAGCTGGCGCGGACGAACCTGTGTCTGTTGTGCGCGGAGTCTCGGGTGCATCGGACGCGGGCGATCGGGTTCCGTGACCCGGGGTTCACGTCCCTGTCGGAGATCGACCCGGTGTGGCGGTTGTGGCAGGCGGCGAAGCTCGATGCCCGCCAGGCCGCGGTGTGGCGCAAGTCCTATTCGAAGGGCGCGGCCTATGTGACCGTGGGTGTGGATCCGCGGAAGCGGCAGTCGCCTCGGGTGACGATCGAAGGCCCGGAGAATGTGATCGTCGAGCATGACCCGGCGGACTCGTCCCGGATCTTGGCGGCACTCCGGCTGTGGTTCGACGACATCCTGAAGCGGTGGATGGCGACCCTCTACCTGCCCGGCGAGACGGACGGTGCACCGGGGAAGCGGTATGCGTGGCAGACGGTGCGGCCGGGGTCGAAGACGGGTGGGATTTCGTGGAAGCCGGCGGCGTGGCAGCAGCGTGACGAACCCGCCGTGTCGACTTCCTTGGTGCCGGTGGTGCCGTTCTACAACGGCGACGACGAGGGGGAGCCGTTCGCGGCGTTCGCTCCCGGTATCGACGCGCAGAATCGGCTGAATCTGACCCTGCTGAACAGGCTCACCTCCGAGCGGTATGCCGCGTTCCGGCAGACGGTGCTGTTGAACTACCAGATCGAAGAGGACCCGGTCACCGGTGAGCCGGTCGCGCCGTGGAAACCCGGTGTCACCCAGATCGGTATGGTCGGTCCCCCGGAGGACCCGGGCGACCCGGGCGTGCAGTTGATCCAGCTGCAGCAGACCGACACCAGTCAGATGCTGCGGGCGGTCGAGTCGGATATGCGGGCGTTCGCGGCGATCACGTTGACCCCCGTCTACTACCTGCCGGGTGACATGAACAACCTCGGCGCGGAGGCGGTCGCAGCCCTGGACGCCGGCCACAACGCGGAGATCACGCAGGGGAACGCGGCCCGCGCTGAAGGCTTGGAGACGGTGCTGCAGCTGATGGCGGACATCGCCGAGCTGAACCGGGACCTGTCGCAGTCGGAGGTGGCGTTCGCCCGCCCGGAGAACTTCAACCCCGCGCAGGTGGGGGACCTGTTCTCGAAGCTGGTTGCGGCGAAGGTGCCGGTGCCGATGGCGGCGGAAGAGGNGGGCTGGTCCCCGCAGAAGGTCAACCAGTTGCGTAGTGAGATGGCTGCGGAAGTGCTGCGGCAGGAGATGGCGGCACCCGTCCCAGTGGCGAGCCCCGCCGCACCGGCCCCGAGCCCCGCCGCCGCACCGGCCGACCAACCCGAACCGGCGCGTGAACCGGCCGGTTCGTTCGACCTCGGATAGTCGTGACCCCGGAACAGTTCACCCTCCGGCGCCGCGCACTGTCAGACCGGTTGCTGGCCGCGTTGATACGCAGCTTCTCCCGGCTGTCGTCGTGGCGGTCCTCCGCAGCGTGGGTGACACAAGCGGTACCCATGGTGCAGGGCGCGCAACGCCAGCTGGCGGCGCTCACCGCCGTGTACATCGCCGACCGGACCTCCGCTGCGCTGGGACGCCCGGTCGGGCCGCCGGGGATACCGGACACGGCCGCGATCAACCTGCGGTCCGGGGTGGATGTCCGCGACGTGTATCACCGGCCGTTCGTCACCGTCTATAACGGGCTCGCGCGTGGGGAGACGCTGCCGCGGGCGGTGGAGCTTGGTGCGTCCCGGGCGACGCAGATAGCGGAGATGGACCTGCAATCCACCTACGCGCACTCGTCCCGGGCCGCTATGCAGCAGATGCCCGCGGCGGGGCGTCCGTCGGCGTGGCGGCGGGTGCTGCAGGGCGAGGAGAGCTGCGCTCTCTGCGTCCTAGCATCCACACAGCGATACCGGATAGAGACCCTGAACCCTATTCATCCAGGGTGTGATTGTGCTATAGCGCCGCTGTACGGTGACCAGAGCCGGCAGGTGATCGACCCGAACCTCGCCACCGACCTACACGACGCGGTCCGGAACCTGCTCGGAGTCTCCGACGCGGGCGCACGCACCCCCGACTACCGGCAGGTGATGGTGTCCGCGACCGCAGAACACGGCGAGCTCGGCACCCTGCTGGTCCGTCCGCGCGACAAGTTCACCTCCGCCGCGGACCTCCCCAACTAGCACCGGGGGACCCCTTCAAGCCACCGCATCCGGAACGGGTGCGGCCAATCCCGAAACGGGAGTCATCATGAGTGAAGACGGCGGCACGCCCGCAGCGGGCGACACCGGCGGCAGCAACGGCACCGACTCACAGGGCGGCGCACCAGCCGGCACCCAGAACGGCGGCGGCACGCCCGGAACGGGCACCACCGCGAACGGTGGGGTCGAGTGGGACGCGATCGCCAGCGAGTTCGGTGACCCCGAGAAGGTCCGCAAGGCGCTCGAACACGCTCGCACGTGGGAGCAGCGCGCCAAGGAGAACCGGGCCGGGGCCCAGCAGGCGAAGACGCTGGAACAGCAGCTCACCGAGATGCAGCAGCAGATGTCCGACCGCGACAAGCGGGACCTGGAACGGTCCGGGAAGACCGCGATCGCCCAGCTCAAGGCTGAGCTGGGGCAGGCGGGTGTCAAGTGGGACGACGTCGACGAGCCGCTACGGCCCGACGCGTCACGGCTGCTGAAGAACGGTGAACCGGACGACGACGCGATCGCGAGGTACGCGGCAGCGCTCACCAGGCACGCAGGCCGTCCGGTACCTGACCCCGATCAGGGAAAGAAGGGCGCATCCGCGCCCGCAGACATGAACTCTTGGATCCGGCAGCGCGCTGGAGTCAAGTAACCGCGGCCAGCGGCACGGACCAGTCCGCTGCGCACAGAACATGGAGGTAGACCGTGCCGTTCAACAACCTCACCACCCGTGGTGACGTCGAGGCCACCATCCCCGAGGAAGTGTCGCGGGACCTGCTGGGCAAGGACACCCAGGACTCGGCGGCGCTGACGCTGTTCCGCCGCATCCCGGTGTCCAAGAACCAGGTGCGGTTCCCGATCCTGTCGGCGCTGCCCGTCGCCTACTGGGTGACCGGCGACACCGGCCTGAAGCAGACCACCGAGATGGCGTGGTCGAACAAGTTCCTGCAGATCGAGGAACTCGCCACGATCATGCCGGTGCCGGAGAACGTGGTCGCCGACATGGACATGGACATCTGGGACACCTCGGAGCCCTACATCCGTGAGGCGTTCTACACCGCGCTGGACACGGCGGTGTTCTTCGGGATCAACGCCCCCGCCTCGTTCCCGACGAACATCCTCGCCGCCGCGACCGCCGCGGGGAACACGGTCACGGAGGGCACCGCGACCGCCGCGCAGGGCGGCTACATGGGTGACCTCGACAACCTGATCTCCGCGGTCGAGGAGGATGGGTTCGACGTCAACGGGTTCGTGTCTTCCCGCGCCGCCCGCCGCAAGCTGCGTGCGGCTCGCGACACGCAGGGCCGCAAGCTCGACATGGGCCGGGTCGACGGCACGCTGACCAGCATCGACGGTTCCCCCATCGTGTACCCGATGCGCGGTCTGTGGACCACCAACGGGGCCGCCGGCGCGAACGTGCGCATGTTCGCGGGCGACTGGTCCCAGTTCATCATCGGCGTCCGCGAGGACATCAGCTTTAAGCTGCTCACCGAGGCCGTGATCCAGGACAACACGGGAGCGATCGTGTACAACCTGGCGCAGCAGGACATGGTCGCGATGCGGGTCAAGTTCCGTGTGGGCTGGCAGGTCGCCAACACCATGAACAACGACAACCCCGACGTCAACACCCGGTACCCGGCCGCGGCCCTCAAGTTCTGATCCTGGAAGGACAACTCACCCATGAGCGCACCTCTGGTCCGCGTCATCGAGCAGGACGTCCCCGCCGTGTCCACCGCGGGGAACTCCGACGACACCGTCATCGGAGTGGCCCCGTTCGCGGGCACCGTCACCGAAGTCAAGTACATCGCCGAGGCGGCGGTCACCGGCGCGGCCACCAACAACCGCACGGTCAGCCTGGTGAACAAGGGGCAGGCCGGCGCGGGGACGACGACCGTCGCGTCCCTGACGTTCGCGTCCGGCACCAACGCGGTCGCGAACGACGACACCACCGTCACCCTGTCCGGGACGGCGGCCAACCTGGTCGTCGCGGAGGGCGACACGCTGCAGTGGCGGTCGGTCGCGAACGGCACCGGGCTCGCTGACCCGGGCGGACTCATCCGCATCACCCTCTCCCGCAGCTGACAAGGAGACTCGACATGGCCACGGCCAGTACCAGCAAGCCCTCGACGTCGTCGAGCGGCAGCGGCAAAACCAGCGGCACCAGCGGCAAGCGGGTGGCGTTCGTCGACGGCACCGAACACGGCTACGTCGGGGAGGTGCACCCGGACAAGAACAACGACGACTACACGGTCGCCGGTGTCGCGGGCAGCACCGCCAAGACGAGTGACCAGCCGTCGGGCAGCAGCGTCGACGCGCGCGCGGCGTGGGCGCCGCTGCAGAAGTCCTGACCCTGCGGATCGTCGACGGGAGCTGAGCTATGGCGTACGTGACCGTCGACGATCTCCGGGATCGGTACGAGGGTGTGATCGCCGCGTCCAGCGATGTGGCGCTCAGCATCAAGATCGAGCAGGCGGAGCGGTTGATCAGGGCCCGGCTCCACGCGGAGATCGCTGACTGGATCACCGCAGGGAACACCACCGCCGAGGATGTCGCTGATGTGGTCGCAGACATGGTGTTGCGGACCGTCCGCAACACCACCGGTGTGACCGCCCAGTCAGCGGGCCCGTTCTCCCAGACGTTCGATGCGTCGGTGGCGTCGGGGAAGCTGTGGTTGACCCGCGAGAACCGGATGCAGTTGGGGTTGCGGCGCACCCGGTCCGGGTCGGCGGAGTTGGTCGACGACGCGCTGCCCTACATCCTGACCCCGCCGTCCCTGCTGGGTGAGACGTGCCTGCTCGATGAGGACGTCTGACCGTGTACCCGTTCGGCGTGACGGTCGAGGTGTTCAACACCACCCGCGATCAGCACGGTGACCGCACCAGGACGCTGGTCGGTGAGATCCCCGGCTGTGCGCCGGCCCCGGAGTCCTCGGTGGAGGACAACGACAACCGCGCACAAGTGGTGGTCACCACCAGCGTCTATGTGCCGCCCACCGCTGTCCCGATCACCGGGCAGTCGGTGCTGCGGTTCGACGGGCGGGAGTGGGACGTCGACGGCGACCCCGAGTGGTGGCGCCACCCGTGGACCGGGTGGACACCGGGCGGGGTGGTGCGGGTACGGCGTGTCCGTGAAGGCGATCAACCATCCTGAGGGAGACGCGGTGCAGTACAACCCCAATTTTCGTGGCATGGGCGTGTTCTTGAAAAGCGCGGATGCCCGCCGAGTGTGCACGTTGGCGGCGGCAGCGCGGCTGGCGCGGGCCCGCGCGCTCGTCGCCCACGACAGCGGCGAAACCGCGGCGTCGGGGCGGCTGGTGCACGGCACCGGTGGCCGCAAAAACGATCGGGTGCGTGTCTCGGTCGCCTTCGACGGTGCCGCGGTGCAACTACAGTTCGGGAACCGCCGCACCACAGCGGACCGGTTCCTGACGCGCGCGTTCGAGGGCTGACCTGTGGCTGACGGATTCCCCGACGTGGAGGACGCGCTGCTCGAGCTGCTCGCGGACCTCGCCGACACGGTCACCGCGGTCGACACCCTCGACGAGCCGGTGATCCAGGTCAACCGCACCGGCGGCGGCGCTGACCGGCTCGGGTTGCAGGACTCCGCGATCGTGGAGGTCGCCACCTACACGGCGACCCGCCCGGCGTCGCAGGCGCTCACCAAGCAGGTGCGGGACCGGCTGTCCGGGTTGCGTGGTGTGCAAACCGGCGCGGGGTTCATCGACGCGATCAGCGAGTTCACCGCCCCCATCCCGATACCCGACCTGAACCCGGATATCCGTCGGGTGCCGTCCACCTGGACGGTCATCTCGCGGGTGCAAGACCTACCTGAGTAGCCGGCGGGCCTCTCTGCCGGACGCAATCTGTCCAGACAAGAAAGGATTGGCCCATGGCTCCCGCCACGTTCGAAGCGGTCGCTGACCGCAACAACGCTCTCATCCGCAAGCCCCTGAAGGGGGCGTTTCTGCTCGGCCCGTTCGAGACCGCGTCGATCATCACCACGCTGGTCGCCACGGCCGGGCAGATCGAGGTCCCGGCGACCTACGACTCCCTCGGCTGGCTCTCGGAAGACGGGCTGACGTTCAGCCGGGACCGCGAGTTCTCCGACGTGCGCGGTTGGGGGTCGGGCACGTTCCTGCGCCGCGACATCCGCTCCGACGACCACTCCGTCAGCTTCACCGCGCTGGAGACCAAGCGTCTCACCCGGGAGTTGCGGGAGAACCGCGACTTGTCGGCGGTCGAGATGACCACCACCGGGGAGTGGAAGTTCGACTACCTGACCCGCCCGGACGTGAAGTACTGGCGTGGGCTGGCGATCGGTGTCGACGGCTCCGGCGCGTCCCTGATCTACATGGCCAAGTTCTACCACCGGCTCACGGTGTCGGAGATGGACGACGAGGCGTGGTCGGACGGCGACGACCCGCTGCAGTACAACGTCACCATGACCGCCGAGCCGGACCCGGTGGCCGGGGTGATCGGCACCGAGTTCCTGTTCGGGCCGGGTGCGCTCGTACACGCGGCGGCGATGGGTATCACGGTCGACACGCCCTGACCTGCCCCTTGATCGTGGTCCGGGCGGCTCTCCTCTCCTGGGTGGTGACGCCCGGGCCACACCCTCTTCGCCAGCCACCACCCAGGAACGAGTCAGCAGGAGGCACACGTGCCGGAGTTCAAGCTTCGCGCCCCCGACCACGAGGGCGGCGGCGAGTACGTCATCGGCGACCCGCAGGAGCGGGCGCTGCTGCTCGCCCGCGGCTACCGCGAAACCACGGACACCGCCGACGGCGACACACCCGCCGCCGCCGACCAGACCGGCGCGGAGAAGCCCTCACGGGCGCGTCTGAAGGAGAACCCCACGCCGGGGGTCGAGGTGCCCTCCAACGCCGGGAAGTAGCAGTTCCACCGCCAACACCACCCAGGAGACAGCATGCAGTCCAACCGCAAAACCCGCCGCGACTTTGTCCGCGACAACGCGGCGAGGCCCTACGAGCTTGAGCTCGAGAACCCGGTCGACGGCGGACCCGCGTACGTGACGTTCAAGAACCCCCATCGCCTCGAGTCGCAGACCGCGTTCGAGTTGAACCGTGAAACCGACCCGGAGTTGCAGATCAGGGCCCTGCTGTCCGAGGAGGACTTCGCGGCCTGGTGGGCGGAGTGGCGCACCGCGCCGGTCGAAGAGACCAACGCGTTGCTCGAAGACATAACGGACCACTACGGGGCGGGTCGGAAAGCGACCCGATGACGCAGTGGCGCGCGGTACTCGGCTTCGACGGATTGTACGAGGTCAGTGACGCGGGTGAGGTCCGCAGCCTCGCTCGCGTCACGAATGGGGCGCACTACCGCGGCCGGGTCTTGCAGCAGGAAACGCTGCGAGGTGGGTACCGGCGAGTCGTTCTCTCGAAGGGTGGCATCCGCGTTCGGAAGGCGGTCCATCGGCTTGTTGCGGAGGCCTTCGTTGATCGAACGGGCGGCGATGTGGTGCGTCACTTCGATGGCGACCCCGCGAACAACAGCGCGGACAACCTGCGCTGGGGAACGCCGGGGGAGAACCTGCGCGACAAGCGCAGGCACGGAACCGACCATCAGGTCAACAAGGACGCGTGCCCGCGCGGGCATCGCCTCGTCTCGCCGAACCTGGTGGAGGCGGAGCGCCGCCGCGGGCACCGCGAGTGCTTGGTGTGCGCGCAGGCCCGCGCCATAGTCCACCAACGAGAACACCGCGGCTGGGGCCGCAGCAGCGAACCTCTCAACGTCATGGCAGACCGGAAGTACCGCGAGTTGATGGATGACCGCTGTGCACCGGCCTCGTCGTGACCTAGTCACCGCGCATCTTCCGTATGAACTGGAGCTCGAAGACGGAGCAGTCTTCAGCCTGCTCAATCCAACAAAACTGCCAGATGCATCCGTCTTCGAACTCAGCCGAGTTGACGACGAGGCGGCGCTCCAAGCGCTGCTCGGAGATCAGTTCGACTCGGTGTGGCCCGAACTTGCGGTGTGGGCCGTCGATGAAGTACGGGCGCTCATCGACGATGCGTTCGCGCACTTCGGAGCTGACCGCCGTCGCCTCGCGGAGGTAGCGGCGCTGCTGGACCGGTACGGGGACGCGATCGAACGCGACCTCGCGTTCCGCACCCCGTACCGGCTGTCCGACTTCCTCCGCGGCGACGAAACCATCGACACGCTGTGGAACCTGTGCCGCGCATTCGAAGAACTGTCGGATACGTGGCTGGCGCAGGCCAAAGCCACCGACGTCGAGCTGTACGAAATGACACGGCATCTTCCGAAGCGGAAGGCGTCACCGCTGCTGGTGGAGGAATCCCTTGAGGTGTCGCTGCTCAAGGGGCTCAACGAGCTGATGCAGCAGCTGGTGCACTGGACGGCGGCCAGCACGCCGAAGGGCGCGAAGAAGCCGAAGGTGAAGCGGCTGCCGCGGCCAGAGACCGCCCGCCAGATCATGGCCCGGGTGGAAGCGCGCCGCGCCTACGAGCATGTTGAGGCGGCGCTGGTGTACGTGCCAGCAGATGAGTCGACCACGACACACGGCGGGGGGTGAGCGGTGGCTGGCACGTACCAGGCGGGTACAGCGCTGCTCGATGTGCTGCCTTCGCTGAAGGGGTTCCACTCGAAGATCCGCCGTGAACTCGCGGGCATCAACCCCACGGTCAACGTCGAATTGACGGCGAACACCCGGGAGTTGCAGAGGCGGCTCAGCGGTGTCGGTGACGTGACCGTCGGCGTGGATCTGGACACCGGGTCCGCGTTGAGTCAACTGGCGGCGCTGAAAGCCGTGGGGTCCCGCGCGGCCAGCATCAACGGAAGCGTGGACCTCGACACCGGGGCGGCGTTGTCGAAGCTGGCGGCCCTGTCCGCGGCGGGTGCGGCGGCGATGGGCGCGTTCGCTGGTGTCGGCGCGGTCGCGGGGGCCGCGTTCGCCGCCATCCCGGCCGCGGTCGCGGCGGCGGGTGCAGCGGTCGGCACGCTCGCTGTCGGGCTCAACGGGGTTGTCGACGGCTTCAAGGCCTTCAGTGATGCCGACAAGCAGGCGGCCACGAACGCCACCTCGAACGCGAAGCAGCAGACGTCGGCGGCCCGGCAGATCGCGTCCGCGCAGCAGCAGGTAGCGGCGGCCCGCACCGGGTTGGCGCGGGCCTACCAGGACGCTGGCTGGTCAGCGGCGGCGGCGGATCGGCGCGTGCAGGACGCCGAGCGGCAGCTGGTGACCGCGCAGAAGACGGCGTTGCAGGCGCAGCAAGACCTCACCCGCGCGCGCGATGACGCGAAGCGGGCGATGCGGGACCTCAACTTCGAGGTTCAGGGCGGTGCGCTCGCCGAGCGGCAGGCGGTGCTGGACCTCGCCGACGCCCAAGCCGAGCTCGACAAAGCCCGCGCGTCGGGGCTGTCCGGCGACAGCTTGGAGCGGGTACAGATCGCCTACGAGCAGCAGGCGCTGTCACTGGATGAAGTGCGGTCCCGTAACAAGGATCTGGCGTCCGAGAAAGCCGCCGCCGACCGTGCCGGGGTGGATGGCTCCACGCAGGTGGTGGCGGCGCAGCAACGCGCCCAAGACGCTACCGCTGGTGTGGCGGATGCGCAGCGCGGTGTGGCCGATGCTGGGCGGGAAGCGGCGCAGCAGCAGGTCCAGTCTCAGCGATCTATCGCCGACGCGCAGTTGCAGGTGACGCAGGCGCAGATCCAGCTGGGGCAGGCGATGGCGGACTCCGGCACGGTGGGCGCCGCATCCATCGACAAGATCAACGCGGCGATGAAGGAACTGTCGCCGAACGCGCAGGCGTTTGTGCTCGCGTTCCAAGGCCTCAAACCCGCGCTGCAAGCGGTCGGCGACAGTGTGCAGGACACCCTGTTCGCCGGTCTCGACACCCAGATGTCGGCGTTCGCCGGCACGGTGCTGCCGGCCGTCGCCTCCAACCTGAACATCGTGGCGGGCGCGCTCAACGGGGTCGTCAGCGACATGATGGGGTTCCTCGCCACCCAGCAGGTCGCCGAGCAGATGCGCGCCCTGTTCGAGGGGCTCGCCCCGGTCATCTCCGCGGCCGGACCGCTGATCCAGAACGTGCTGTCACTGTTCCTGCAGATGGCGTCCGCGGGGATGCCGGCGCTGACCGCGCTGCTGCAGGCGTTGAGTTCCGTGGCGTCCCAGATCATGGCGGCGTTGGCGCCGTTGATGGCGTCCGGAGAGTTCCAGGCCGCGCTCATGTCGGTCGCGCAGGTGGTGCTCAGTCTCGCGCCGATCCTCGCGCAGGTGATCGCGCTGGTCGTGCAGTTGGCTGCCGCGGTCGGCCCCCAACTGGCGGCGATGATCGGCATGCTGGCGCCGGTTATTCAACAGTTGGCGCCGATCATCATGCAGTTGGCGCAGCAGGCGTTCGCGCTGCTGGTGCCGCTGATGCAGGCCGTGCTGGACGTGATCGCATCCCTGCTGCCGCCGATCTCGCAGCTGCTGACGGCCCTGTCACCGCTGATCCCGGTCGTCGTGCAGATCATCAACGCGATCACCCCGCTGATCACCCAGTTGGTGTCGAGGCTGGCGCCGATCCTGGTTCAGGTCGCGCAGATCATCGCGCAGGTGCTGGCGCAGGCGCTCGTACAGCTGCTGCCGCTGCTGCCGATGCTGTTCAACCTGTTCACCCAAATCTTCTCGGCGGTCGCCCCGATCCTGCCGATGCTCGCGCAGATGGCGGCCCAGATCCTGGCGGCCGTGGTCCCGGCGATCATGCAACTCGCGCCGGTGATCATCACCCTGATCCAGGCGCTCCTGCCGCTCCTGTCCCCCCTGATGGACCTGGTCGGAACCCTCCTGCCGCTGCTGGTTAGCATGTTCACCGCCCTCATGCCGATCATCACGTTCCTCGCGCAGCTACTCGGCGGGGTGCTGGGTGTGGTGCTGCAAACGGTGATCGTGCCGGTCCTCAACCTGCTGGTCGGGGCACTGAACGTGGTCGCCGACGCCTTCAAGTTCGTGTGGGCCGTCCTGGAGCCGATCTTCACCGCGATCGGTGAGGCCGGGCAGTGGCTGTGGGAACACATGCTCAAGCCCGCGTTCGACGCGATCACCGGCGCGGTCGGTGCGGTGGGTGACGCGTTCACGGCGATGGGCGACACCATCGGCGGGCTGTGGCAGGGCATCAAGGACGTCGTCCATGCCGGTGTCCAAGGCATCGTCGACCTGGTCTACAACAACGGTATCCGGGCGATCATCAACGCGGTCATCGAATACATCCCCGGTGTGGACTACCTGCCGGAATGGAAGGTCCCCAGCTTCGCGACCGGCGGTATCCTGCCTGGCTACGCGCCCGGCAAGGACACCCAGCTGATCGCGGCGTCACCGGGTGAAGGCATCCTGGTGCCGGAGCTGGTGCGCGCGGTCGGCCCGGAAGTGATTATGGCCGCGAACGCGGCAGCGATGCGCGGTCGCCCGGGGTTCGCGCGCGGCGGGATCGTCGGCGGGTTCCAGCGGTTCGCTGACGGCGGTGTCGTCGCACCAACCCCCGCCACCGGTGGCGGGGACGCGGTGACGTTGGATCCGGCGGCGATGCTCGGGTTGGGTGTCGCCGCGGACACGGTGGGGACCCAGATCGCGGCGCTCGCCCTGCAGGTGTCCACCGTCCTGGTTCCCGCGCTGGTCGCGTTGGCTGCCCAGTCGACGGCCACCACGGTCGCGCTGGTCACCGACATCAACACGCTGTGGCTGCGGCAGCAGTTGGCGCAGCTGCAGTTGGGTGGGAGTTGGGCGGCGGTCACGCTCGCGGTGCAGACCTCGGTGACCGCGCAGAACGTGGCGTTGGCGGGGTTGGATGCGGCGCTCGCCGCGACCCGCACCGCGATGGCGTTGACCGCGGCAGCGGCGGTGTCGGAGTTCGGGCGGATGCAGGCCGCAGCCGCCAACCCGATCCGGTGGGTGCTCACCTACCCGTTCAACGCGGGCATCATCGCCGCCTGGAACCAGCTCAACACCGACTTCGCGCTCGGTAAGCCGGTCGCCCCAGTACCGATCGGGTTCGCCGGCGGCGGTCATGTGCAGGGGCCGGGCACCGGCACCTCCGACTCGATCTGGGCGTGGCTGTCCAACGACGAGTTCGTCGTCAAGTCGAAGATCAGCCGCCAAGTGTTGCCGTTCCTCGAGGCACTCAACGCTGGCCAGCCGGAGGCGCTGCAAGCAGCCGGCTACAAGACCGGTGGCCTGGTCACCGACACCGGTAGCCAGTACAACGCGGCGATCGCCCGCGGCCTGGCGTTCGCGAAAGCGCAGAACGGCAAGCCCTACATCTGGGGTGGTGTCGGACCGGAAGCTTTCGACTGCTCCGGGTACATGTCGGCGATCACGAACGTGCTCCGCGGCGAAGCCAACCCGTACCGGCGTGTCGGGGTGGCGCGGTCGGAGCCGTGGCCCGGGTTCACCCCGGGGTTGACGTCAGCGTTCGCGTTGGGTGCCTCGGCCACGCACACGGCCGGCACGTTGGGTGGCGTCAACGTCGAGTCCACCGGCTCACATGTGCGGTTCGGTGGGGACGCGCACGGCGCCGACGATCGCCAGTTCTCGGTCCGCTCGTCCCTGCCGCTGGTGGGTGGACAGTTCGCGCCCGGCGGCGGCGGTCTCGACCTGGCCGCGCTGGTCGGCCCATACTTCGCCGACACCCATCGCATGATCGGGCAGATCACCGCCCTGTACGCGAACCTGATGGGCACCTACGCGCAGGGCATCACCCAGCAGGGCGCGGACGGCACCCAGCGGGCCGCGGTGTCCGCGTTGACGGCGCTCGAGTCCACGTCCTCGGCGGCCGGTTCACCTGAGGTGAGGGCCGCGGTGAAGGCGGTCGCCGCCACGTTCGGGTGGGGCACCGGCCCGCAGTGGGACGCCCTGGACTGGATCATCGGTCACGAGTCCGGGTGGAACCCGGCTGCCGCCAACCCCACCAGCTCGGCGCGGGGCCTGTTCCAGAAGATGACCTCGGTGAACGGCCCGATCGAGCCCACCGTGACCGGTCAGGCGCAGTGGGGTCTCAACTACATTCGGGGCCGCTACCACGACCCGATCGGCGCGAAAACGTGGTGGCAGGGCCACCACTGGTACGACCAGGGCGGGATCGCCACCGGTGTCGGTCTGCTACCGAAGGCGACACCGGAGCCGGAGCGGGTGCTGTCCCCCGGACAGACGAGGTCGTTTGATGCGCTGGTAGCCCACATCGGGTCTGGCCGCACTCTCACCGCGTCCCCGTCCGGCGCAGACAGCGGCGGCGGCCAGTTCACCGGGCAACTGTTCCTGGACTCCGGCGAGCTGCTCGGCGTGGTCGACGGCCGCATCACCCAACACGACAACGACGCCGGCGCGGCGCTGCTGCGCGGGGCACGATAGAGGGGAGACGCAGTGACCTACGAACTGCGCATGCCGCGGGACTTCAGCTTCGGGCAGTTGTCGGCGTCGGCGACGATCAGCGACGTCACCCTGTCCAGCACCGCGTTCACCAGCCTGCCGATCATCTACACCACCGCCCAGTACCTGCCGATCGTGCTGCTCGACGCAGCGCTGGGCGTGTACGAGATCGTGTACATCACCGGGCACGCCAGCAGCTCCGCGAACGTGACCGTGGTACGCGGGCGGGAAGGTTCCACGGCCCGCGCGTGGCCGAGCTCCACGCAGTGGCGTGCCGCGCCGACCGTCCGCGACACGCTGATCACGTCCACCCGGGCCGCGTTGCCCGGCGCGAACGACGCCCACCTCGGGCTGCGTGCATCGGTGTCCGACGAAGGTGGGCGGACAGCGGAGTACACCCAAAACGGGTGGCTGGGCACCTGCCGACAGATCGGTGTCGTCGCCCGCACCTCCGACACGGTCACCGCAGACCAGGTGCTCGACACCGTCACCGCCAACCTGCAGGCAGGGCGCCGCTACCGCGCCACCCTGTGCTGCCTGGTGTCCCTGGCTACCGCGCCACCGCCCTACCCGTCGCTGCGTTTCCGGTACGCGGCCGGCGCGACACTCACCACCGCCGGTACCCTGTTCCTCGATTTCAACTGCGAGGTGTCCACGGTGAACCGGCCAGTGACCCTGATGTCGACCTTCGTGGCACCGACGACAGCCCAGTACACGGTCGGGTTGAGCGCCGCCTCCACCATCAACTTCACGATCTCCGGCACCGGCCGCCAGTTCACTCTCGAAGACACAGGCAACTAAGCCATGTGGGCGCAGGAGGCGTGGGACACCGCCACCTGGGCGGGTACCACCGTTGGCGACAACGCGCCCGGCCAGCAGGTTCCCCCTCCGGTGCAGGGCGGAACCCGCACCTACACCTATGCCACCCTCGACGCGACCGAGCCGTGGTCGTTCGGTGGGTGGGCGGCTGGCGGTACGCAGGCGCTCTACCCGGGCGGTGGGGTGGTGCTGGTACCCGACCCCGACGCGGGGGTGATGCGGGTGCTGGTGTGGTGGCCGGACGCCACCGGGCTGCAGCTGCTGCGGGTCACCGCAGACGGGGCGATCGAACCCGTACGGGGCGCATACCCGGTGCTGCCCGGCGTGACCCGCCGTAACCTGTCGACCAACCCGGCGTTGGGTACCGCGTTGACCGGCTACACCGCGGGTACTGGTGCGCCCACCATGTCGCGGTTGACGTTGACCGCCGAAACGTGGGCGTGGCGTGCGCAGGTCGCTGGGGCCGGCACCAACGAAGTGAACTTGCCGCACGCGGTCCCCGCCGCCACCACCCTCACCGTCGCGTTGGATCTGCGGCTGTCCGCGACCCCCACCACCCTCACCATCACCGCCACCTGGGCGGACGCGTCAGCGGTGGCCACCGCTCCCACCTCGGTGGTGGTGCCGGCCGACAGTGTTGTGTACTCCGTCGCCCAGTTCGCCCGCCAACGCGCCGTCCTCACCCCACCCGCTACCGCGGTCACCTGCACCGGCATCAAAATCACGGCTGCGGGCATGCCGGCTGGGGGGCAGATGGACGGCACCAACATGCTGATCGAACCCGCCACCAGCGACGGCACCTACTTTGACGGCGACATGCTGGGGGCCGCGTGGACCGGCACCCCTGAGCTGTCCACCTCCGTGCTTGCTGCGGTGGTGACCGTGCTCGACGGCGAAAGCCCCCTCGACGTGCCGGTCAGCTACCTGCTGGTGAACCCACAGTTGACGGGCGGCCGGATCGTGTCCGAATCGGCTGTGCTCGAGTCCCGTGGACGCACCTGGCTGACTCACCCGTCCGCCCCCGACCAGCCTCGAGCGGTGAGTGTCCGGGAGAAGCCGGTGCTGACCCGCGGCATGGACCGGGGGGTGCACCGCCCGATGGGTCGCCGTCGACCGGTGGTGGTGACCGGTGAACATCGGTGGGCACCGTCGGGGAACATCGGTATCAACGCCCTGTCCAGCGACGAATACGTGTGGCTGCTCGAGATCCTCGACGACGGGTTACCGATCCTGCTGCGCTCCCCCGCGGACTATCACTTCACGCCGAGGTGGTTGTCGCTCGGTGAGCAAACCGACGACCCCGAGGGCCGGCTGGGATGGCAGGACGCCTGGCTGGTGTCTGCGCCGTTTGACGAGGTCGACGCGCCATCAGCGTTGGTGTCGTGATGTGGTCTCAACTGTCGGTTGATGCCCGCATGGCGTTGGTCGAGTCCCACGGCATGACCGCCCGCGCCACCATCTACTCCCCTTCGTTCGGTGTGCTGCAGCTGCCTATCGCCGGGGGGCAGGTGGACCAGGACGCCACCAGCCAGGTGCGGCGCACCGCGTCGATCCTCGCGGACCCCACCTACTGGCCCCGGTCGCCGCAGGATCTGCTCGCGCCCTATGGGTCTGAGGCGTTGGTCGAGTACGGGGTGGTTCTTCGGTCCGGGAACATCGAGTGGGTGCCGTGTGGGCGGCTGTCGCTGGACGAGACCCAACGGAAACGGCCGCTGTCCGGATCAGCGGACATCGAATGCAAGCTGGTGGACCGGTCCGCTCGAGTAGCTGACGACCGGCTCGACGCGCCCGCACAAACCGTGGCCGGCGCAACCACGGTCGCCGAGATCACCCGCCTGATCCAGGCCACCCTCACCGCGTCGGTCACGGTCACCGACTTCACCGGCTCCACCCAGGTGGCGCCGACGATGGAGATCGCGCGGGAGCGGTGGCAAGCGGTGGAGAAGCTGGCTGACGCGATCGGCGCCGAGGTGTTTTTCGACCGGTACGGGCAAGGGGTGATCCGCGCCCAGCCCACCCTCACCGACGCCGCGGTGTGGCAGATCCAGACCGGCGAGTTCGGGAACATCTTGTCCGCCACCGACCGGCTCACCCGCGAGGGTGTCTACAACCGGGTGGTGGTGATCGGTGCCGGTACAGCAACAGCCACCGTCTCGGACACCGACCCGGCGAGCCCCACCTACTACGGTGGCCCGTTCGGGAAGAAGTCCCGCTACTACTCCAGCCAACTGCTCACCACCAACCCGCAGTGCACCACGACCGCGACCGCCTTGTTGGAGCGGGCCCGCGGCACCGGTGTGCAGGTCGAACACGAAACCCTGGTCAACCCTGCCCTCGACCCCGGTGACGTGATCACCTCGGTTGACACTGACGGGGTGCGCCGTACCCACATCCTCGACAAGGTTCCGATCCCGCTCACCCCGGGCGGTACGCAGGCGCTGGGGACACGGTCCAACGATCTGCCGCCGGAGAGCGAGGCGGGCTGATGCGGTTGTGGCAGGCGGTCGCGCAGTTCGTGGAGCAGACGTTGCAGGAACGGCAGCGGCGGACGGGGACGGTCACCGGCACGTCGGGTACCTCGGTGGTGGTCACGGTTGAGGGGGCGTCTCTCACGCTGCGGCGGCTCGCCAGCTACACCCCAGTCAACGGCGATCAGGTGGTCATCGACTGTTCAGGAGACGGGATGATCGTGCTCGGGAAGATCGCATAAGTGTGCACACAGGATGGCGGGATCCTATGCGTTGCAACAGAAAACCGGAGGGGCGCTGCGTGGACGCTAGCTCAATCATCGCGTTGATCAGCGTTGTCGCGGCTCTGTTGACGACGGTCCTCGGGGGCACGGTCAGATACCTGCTGGGCAAGCTCGCGGTCGCTGAGGCGCTCGTGGATGCGAAACAGGAAACGATCGAGGAGCTGCGCCGCCAGTTGTCTGAGCACAGGATCACGGCGCAGATTCAGGACCGCTTCTTTTCGCAGTTGCCGTCAGGGTCAAGTGCCTACCGTCCACCGCCTCGGGGGGGCGACGAGAAGTGATTTTGCGACGCCGCAGGAAGCTGCGGGAGCTGGACCGTGAGCTGCGTGAGGCTCGCCGGGAGCATGAACGGTTGGTGCGGGAAGGGCTTGAGCGGGAGCCGCAACTGCGTCGGCTGGCACGCGAGTTGCAGGACAACCAGTTCGTGGAGCGGTTGCTCGAAAGCCTTGAACAGACTCGCCGGAGGCACACGTGATCAACTGGATGACGGGTTTGCCGTCGGCCGGTAAGCTGCTGGTCTACGCCTTACTGGCGGAGGGGATCCTCGCCTGCTGGGCGTTCGTGATCCTCTACTCAATCCTCCACAAGTGGTGGGGAAACCAGTTCGGGCGGCACCTGGTGGCGCTGTCCGCATGCCTGGGTGCGTTCCTCACCTACTACGGGCTGCTGGTGTTCTGGCCTGACATGCCGGCGCGGGACACGGTCCGCATGGTGCTGTTCGTGGCACTGATCCTGGTGATCAACCAGCGGTTGTGGGTGTTCGGGCGGTACGAGCACGCCAGGCGCCGCGCCGACCGCGACACGTCTACGAAGCCGTGACAGTGCCCACCGCTGGCGAACCCACCGCCTACGAGCGTGGCCGCAAAGCAGGCAAGATCGACGAGGAGTTGGCTGGACACGGACGTCGCCTCGACAAAATCAACGGATCAATGGCGAAGATCGCCGAACGGTTGGGGTCAATCGATGCCCGCGACGCCACCATAGAGATGTCGCTCCAGCGGATCGAAGACCAGATGATCGCCGCGAAAGCCACCGTTGAGGCCACGGCGAAGGCGTTGCGCGACGCAGACGACGCCCGCCGTAAAGCCGACGAGACCAAGCGGATCTCCGCTGAACAGCGGTGGACACCCGTCCAACGGGCAGTCGCGGTGCTCACCGTTCTGTTGGTGGCGGCGGGGGTCCTGGTGTCCATCCTCGCTCTAACCTGACGATGAAACGAGGGGAATCTGCATGCCATTGACCTATTCACGATGGTCGCCGGTGGAGACAGCAGGCGAGGTGGCGATGCATGTGCGGGCGCACCTGTCGTCCGTGGCGAGCCCTGTCGACGACCCCGACACCTACGCCGGCGAGGTCGACATCACGACGGTCGGCGATGGCGAGGGTGTGCGGGTGACCGGCACCCTCGACCGTGAACCGGTCGCCGACTACCTACGCGACGACTTCGACCCAGACACGGACATCGCCGCGAACCCGCTGTCGGTGCCGACGATCGCAGGCCAGTCGTGAGTGTCGCCCGCTGCCTGGAGATCAACGCCCGGTTACGGGCCGCCGGTGTCACCGTCCACGAGTGGTCTGGTTGGCAGTCGCGAGGCAACGGCCAAGCATCCGCCTACGCCGGCGGGCTGATCCACCACACCGCATCCGCCTTCGGGCCCGCCCCCTCAGTGCTGGTCAACGGCCGCCCCGACCTCGCGGGCCCGCTCTGCAACTACGCCGGCAACGACGACGGCTCCGTCACAGTGATCGCGGCGCACCCAGCGAACCACGCCGGCGCGTCCGGCGGACGGTCGATGGGACCGCTGCCGGTCACCAACGCGTTCAACAAGTACGTGATGGGTTTGGAGATCGTGTATCCGGGCACGGTCGCGATGCGTCCCGCGCAGTACCGCACAGCGGCTGTGTGGGCTCGTGTTGTCGCTGACGTCGTCGGGGCGGGGAACATCCAGTGCATTCGTGCGCACGCCGAAACCTCGATCACCGGCAAGTGGGACCCGGGATACGCGCCCGGCAAAACGATCGACATGTCGGCGTTCCGCGCCGACGCTACCCGAGGAGTGAGCGACAGCATGGACCCGAACAACCCGTACGACGGCGCCTTGATGTTCCGGATGCTGGCCTTCTTACAGGGGGCCGAACAGCGTACCCAGGGCGGTGGGCAAGTCCCCGAGGCCCTGCCGATGGTGACGAACCTGAAGGCGCTCATGGGTCGCGTCGAGGCGATCATCAACCACCAGGAGACGGTCACGTACGGGCCCCGGGCCGGTGTCGAGAAGAACCGGCTCTACACCGAGCTGCAGGCCGCGAAGGTCGCGCAGACCGCGGCCCTGGCCAAGGTGGAAACCCTGGCCGCGAAGGTCGACACGCTGACCTCCAAGATGCAGACACTCACGTTCGCTGGTGTCGACGTCACCTCTCTGGCCGCCGAACTCGGCCCAGCTGTGGCCTCCGCCGTCAACGACGAGTTCGCCCGACGTCAGGCTGAATGACCCCGCCCGCTGACTCGTAGCTCCTCAAAAGGAAAGGCACTGACCATGAACCGCATCTTCGGACGTGAGCCGGCCGTGTTCTGGGGTCTCGTCGCGACCCTCATCCAGGCCTGCGCCCTGTTACTCCCCCTCAACTCGGCAGCGCAGGGCGCCGTGAACGCCGCGACGCTGGCGCTCGCCGGGTTCCTCACCGCCGCGATGGTGTCCGTCGACGCCGCCCTGCCGGCCCTGATCGGTCTGCTGAAGGCGGTGTTCGCGCTCGTCCTCGCGTTCGGCATGCACGTCCCGGACGGCACGCAGGTCGGGATCCTGGCGATCGTGACCGCGTTCGGGGCGTTCTTCATCCGCCAGAACGTCACCGCCAAGGTGAGCGCCGCGCCAGCCTCAAGCACCCTCCCGGCGCGATAGAGACGGCGGATGGCCTGCAGGTTCGACGCCGCCAGCGACCGCATCTCCTACCTCGGCGCGACCCCACCACCCGACACAGCCACAGCGTTCGGGTTCACCTGCTGGGCGTACCTGTCGGTCGACCTGAACGACTTCTCCACCATCCTGCGCCTACACGCGGCATCCGGTGGCACAACCAGGCTCACCGTAGCCACCGGCACCTCCGGTGAAACCCCATGCCTGTTCACCCCAGGCAACACGGGCGGCGTGATCTCACCGATGGCGCTGGTGGTGGGCCAGTGGCGGGCGATCGGCGTCTCCACCTCCGGGACCACCGGCACCATCTACGTGGCGTCAGCGGACCTGGCGACAGTGCAGTCAGCGTCGGGGACCGTGTCAGGTGGCGCGACACCAACCGGGTTCACGTTCGGCGGCCGGTCGTCGTCGGACGCGACTGAATGGTTCAACGGGCGGGTCGCCTACCCGAGGTTGTGGTCGGCGACCCTCACCCAAGCCGAAATGCTCACCGAGTGGGCGTCGACCACACCGGTGCGTTCAAGCGGGCTGTGGAGCGCGTACGCCCTGTCCGGTGTCGGTGACCTCGCGGACGTGTCCGGCAACGCCCGCGACCTGACCGCGGGCAGCACCGCGGTCACCACCGAACCGGGGCCGCCGATCGACCCTGTCACGGCGCTCCCGTTCCGCTCGCTGTCCGTGTCACAAGCGGTCAACCGCGCCGCCACCTATTGACGGAGGAGACCCGTGTCCAATCCCATCCGCACGTGCATCGGATGCACACAGTCCGACGACCACCCGCGGCACGTGATCGCATCGTCCGACGGCTCGGACGTCAACTGGCACCTCGACTGCCACAGGATCGCCACCGGCTGCGAATCCTGCACGGCACAGACCGCGGACGTCGACGGCGTGATCGGCGACGACCTGCGCGCCCACCTGACATCGAAGGACAGCTGACATGGCCAACAACCTGGTTACGGCCGAAGCGGATCGGCTCACCAACGCGATGCTGAACGGCACCGCCTACACGCTGCCCACCACGCCGATGAAGCTCGCGCTCGCCACCACGGCATCGACTGCGGCAGCGGCTGGCACCGAGGTGACGGGCGGGTCGTACGCCCGGCAGACCATCGCGTTCACCACTTCCGCTGGCAGCGGAGTGTCCAACTCCGGGGCGGTGACCTACACGAACATGCCCGCGACCACCGTCACCCACGTCGACATCTACGACAGCAACGGCACCCCACGCCGCGCGCTGTTCGGTGCGCTCACCGCGTCCAAGACCACCGCCTCCGGCGACACCCTGTCCTTCGCGGTCTCCGCCGTCTCGTTCGTCCTGACGTGAGCCTCTACTGGGCCGGCAACGGCCCCATGCCGACCACCGCCGCGTTCGCCCCGGTCACCACCGGGACAGCGGTCAAAACGATGCTGCAGATCGCCACCCCCTCCACCCGAACCATCAAGGTCGTCGAGTGGGGCATCAGCTTCGACGGATCCGCGGCGGCCACACCGATCCGCTGCGAGCTGCTGCAAACGGATGTGGCCGCGACGGTCACCGCGCATGTCGCCGCCGGCGTGCAGCCCTACGAGGACTCCGGTGCGCCCGCGTCCCTCATGACGTTGGGTACCTCCGCCACCGGGTATACCGCCACCGCTGAAGGCACGATCACCGCAACCCGCCACGGCGACCTCCAGTTCATCCCACCCACCGGCCAGTACGTGAAGCAGTGGCCGCTGGGACGCGAGTTCGAGGTCCCGGTCAGCAAGTTCCTGCGGGTCCGGGTGACAGCCGGGGCAGCGGTCAACGCCTACTGCTACGTGGTCTGGGCCGAGTAGCCCCATGGCCAGGTTGGGCCGTTCGTTCCCTGTCCGCGTCCTGACCCGCAGCGCTCTCTCCTCCGCTGGTAGCCAGGCCGGCGCTGCCGCCTTGTCGTCGTCTGGTTCGTTGACCGCCGCCGGCGAGGTCACCCGATTTGGCGTGGTCGCCCTGTCCGGTGGCGGGACCCTCGCCACGGCCGGCACAGTGACACAACCTGCTGCGGCGGCACTGGCCGCTGCCGGGTCTCTGACAGCGGCTGGCGGAGTCACCGAAAACGGTGCCGCTGCGCTGGCCGGATCAGGCGCGCTGACGGTAGGGGGCACCGCCACCCGGGCGGGTGCCGTGTCCATGTCGGCTGAGGGTGTGTTGGCTCCTGCCGCTGTAGCGGCAGGCACCGCCACCGCCGGGTTGTCGGGTGCCGGGGCGTTGACTGTGGCTGCCACGGTGACCGGGTTCGGGGTTGTAGCGCTGTCGGGTGCCGGTGTTCTCGCTGCAGCGGGTGGCGCCACGGGGTTGGGATCGACGGTTCTCACCGCCACAGGGACACTCTCGGCGGTGTCCGGCGGCCTCAGCGCGGCAGCAGCCGGTCTCTCCGCCGCTGGCGTCTTGGCTGCGGCGGGCGCAGTCACCGCAGTGAGCACCGCAGCCTTGTCTGCTGTGGGCGTGTTGACCGCCGCGGGGCAAGCCACTGTGCTGGCCACCGTCACCTTGACCGGTGTCGGCGTGGCCGCGGTCGCCGCGACCGTCGACGGAGCCGGTGTCGCGGTTCTCACTGCCACCGGTGCGCTGGTAGCAGCCGCCACGGTGTCAGGTTCGCAGCTGATCCTTCCGCCGCCGGAACGCACCTTCTACGTGCCGCCGGACAGGCGGGTTGCTGGTGTGCCGCGTGACGTTCGGGTGGTGTCGGTTGCCGGCGAGGACAGGACGGTGCAGGTGTGATGGCCAGCAGCTTCATGAAGGACCCGGACGCGAACCTGCCGTTCGGCGTGGACTGGTCGGGATGGCTCCCCGAAGGGGATACGATCGAGTCGTCTTCTTGGTTGGTGCCGGTTGGGCTCTCGAAGGGCGTCACGAACGTGGTCGGCGGGCAAGCCATCGTGTGGCTGTCTGGCGGCACCGCCGGCCAGACATACGCGGTCACGAACAGGGTCGTCACGGTGGGCGGCCTGGTGGATGACCGCACGATCCGTATCCAAGTCCTCGAGCGGTAACCCCTAAGCTGCCGTCCGGTTGCCTGGCCGGCTCACCCGCCGGGCGGCGAAACGGGCCCCCGCGACTCGCGCCTCCCCTCGGCGTGGTCGCGGGGGCCTCCTCGACGGTCACGCCGCCACCGGCCGCTTCCTCCTCGGTGAACCGGCCGGCATCCCACGCGGCCTTCTCCGCGGCGGTCCGGTCATCTCGTGTCATGTCCTGGGTCTCCTCGTCGCCGGCTACGTGTTCTGCACCCAGTTGCCTAGCGCGTCGTACACCTTGGCTTCCTCCGTGTGCCCCGACGCCTCAGCAGCAGCTGCCGCTTCCTGCGCCTCACGAGCTCGACGCTGCTCGTCGGTTTCCTCTTTACCCATCCCAGTCACCTCCCCTCTCATGTCTGTCCTGCGTGGTAGATGCCGGAGACCACCCGTGCCGCGGACCGCTCCACCTCACCCGCATGCAGGTAAGTCTGGGTGGTCGACAGCGACGAGTGCCCGAGGTCTAGCTGGATCTGCGACACCGTCACCCCCGCCTGCTCAGCCGTGACCGCGTACGCGTGCCTCAGTTGGTGGGGGTGGATGCTGTCGGCGAGGGGCGCCAGGATCCGGGCGGCGTCCCGAACATCTGGGCGGGGATCGTCGGGTCGGGCGTTGCGGGCGATGGTCCGCAGCATCCGGGACACTTGGTTGGCGTGGCACCTGAGACCGTGCTCGGTGGTGAACAGCGGCTGCGCCATACCGCCAGCAGATACTTCGCCGATCCGCGCCACCGTTCCGCTCGTGAGCCGGGATACGCGGGTCTCCAGGTACGCCTCAACGAGCGCAACGTCCGGTGCCGGGAGCAGCGCCCACCTCTCTTTGCCGCCTTTGCCGTGGAGCCGGAGCAGGGCGTGCCCGTCTGGCTTGGGCCGGTAGTCCCCGAGGTCGAGGGCAACAAGCTCGGCGACACGGCATCCCGTCGCGGCGAGCACGCCGAGCATGGCCAGGTTCCGTTCCCGATGCCGCCTCGACAGGCGGGCGGCGAGGTAGAGGGCACGGACCTGGGCAGTGGCCGGCGCGATCGTGGTCGACGGATCATTGCCGGCCAACCCCATGACGCGGCGGTTCACCATCTCACCAGGGTCACAGGTCACGATGGCTTCGACGCGGAGGTAGCGGTAGAAGGCGCACAGCGCCGACCACCGCCTCTGTCGGGTCTTCTTCGGGGCGTCCTGCAGTACGTGTGCGTACGCTTCCGCCTGATCCCTACGTAGCGGCCCGGCAGGGTCTATGCCGTGGTCGAGTGCCCACGGGATCCACGCCCGCCCCGGAGCCTGGTTCGGCTTGCTCGGTCCACCCGGTAGCGCTGCCCGCAGTTCAGGACGCAACCCGATGTCGAACGCGTACCCGTTCCGGGTGTTGGGGTTGGTGTAGCCGTGCAACCACTTGACCGCCAGTTGTTCGGCGAGCCACCGCAGCACCTCGCGGTCGTCGGTGAGGTCCAGCTCGACAGCGGAGACCGGAACCAGCTCCGAGGTCATGACTGCTCTACGCCCAGACCGCGCGCCAATGTCGCCAGGACTTGATCCCACCTCGCCAGCTCACGCCGCGCGTCGTACTCGCCGCCGCCATTGGCCATTGCCCAATGCAGGTGCATGGCGGCCCGCTCCCGATCATCGATCAGGTCTCGGTGTGCCCGACACAACCGAAGGACCGACTGGGGATCGTTGAGCGCGATGTGCGGGCCGACCTCGAACAGCCCGCCAGCCGCCACCACGGCGCCGCGACGGGTCTCCACGATGCAACCACCGTCCCCAGCGTTGACTACCGCGACCCACTCGCCCCCGATCGCCTGGGCCTTCGCTTCCCGCGCTTTGGCCTCGATCTCCTCGATTCGGACGAGGAGAGCAGACACCAACACATCGCTCACGGCCAGTCCTCCACGAAGATCACGCGGCGTTCGGTCGGTCACTGTTCAGTCCTCCGGGTCTTCACGGGCAGGACGCAACACCGGGATGCTGTCCCGGACACCGTCGAGCAGCTGCTCGCAGCCGTAGTGGTAGTCCGAGTCCTCGTCGGGGAACGCGTCGTCGAGCAGGGCTTGAAGGACCGCAGCGACCGCGTGATCCACCCGCGTCTTCTCCTTCGGCGGTAGCTGCTCGTACGTCCAGTGGATGTACGGCGTGTCCCGCATCTCGGTCCACGCCGCCTCGGCCAGTCGGTTAGCTAGGGACCCACTCACAACGACACCCCCGGACAGGGGTACTCAATGCCCGCCATCGATGCGCCGTACCGGCCCTGCGTCCAGACGTACAGGGCGTCGAGTGCAAGTCGGTACGCGGACGCCTGTCCGGCGCTGTAGTCCGACACGTGGCCTGCCAGCGTCTCGTCTCGCAGTTCGGCTAGGCGGGCGGCGTATCCGGCGAGCGCCCTCTCGTTCGGCACGTTCGCGGACGTGGGTGCGGTCAGGTCGCTGTCTCGCACACGCGCCCGAAGCCACGCGCCGATCTCGCTGTGGGTGCTGACCCGGTCGGGGGTCTCGTCGAGGGCGTCAGCCGCCGCCGTGAGGGCGGTCTCGCGACCTCGACCGATGTCGTTTCGGTAGGTGAGTCGACGCTCGCTCATCGGACACCCGGGAACGCTGACGCGGACAGCCAGCCGACCTGTTCGCGGTTGTCCCAGACGGTCCACGCGCTGGCCTTGTTCATGATCGTTCCCCTCTCAACGGGTGCTCCACCAGCCTATCATGAAGTGTGTGGATAATAAGAGTTATCCACACAGTCGGATGCGGTCCGCTATCTCCCAATATCCGTCCCCCTCGGAACCGGAAGTGGGTCGAACCGCTTCGGATACAGCACCGCCCGGTAGCGCATCAGTCCGTCGTGGCGGGACGCGCCCATCCGTCGTAGCTTGCGGTTCGCCTGCCACGTCGACACCAGCCCCCGCAGATTCCACACCTGCGGCACTCGCGGCCAGGTGTAGTTGCGGAACCGGTGACGGCGATGACGGCCGACCTCGGCGCAGGCCCAGGCCTGTCCGTAGGGGCCATGGGTAGGCAGCTCGTGGCCGCACGCGTGGGGGGTGTCTGCGCTCATGTCTGTTCCCTTCCTCTTCGTTGGAGTGTCCCTCAGAGCCCCGTGACTCGAGTGGACGCGATGTTCGAGTTGTCATCGAACGGGGACTCCTCCAACTCCCGGATCTCCTTCGGGTCGCTCGTCTCACTGACCACCTTGTCCCCGTTCCGGGTCCACATCTCGACCGTCGCCATCGCCTACTCCTTGTCTCGCTGGGTTAGCTTCAGAGTTAGATTCACATATTCGAGTTAGGTTCCTAACCGGGCGCTCCCACGGCACGAATGTGGCCGTGACCTGCAAGAAGTTAGGTGAGTTAGGTCGATTCGCCGACCTAACTCACCCGCCAAACCAGGGCTGAAACAGGGGTTTTGACCTAACCTCAGCGACCTAACTTTCGACACTGTTCCGCACCCTCAGCGCCTCCCGGACGACCTCCGGCTTCACCGGCCACCGGTTCCCCGTCGACGGCACCTTCGCGCCCTCAGCGGTCAACTGAGCCGCCAACATCTCGCCGGTCAACCGCCCCAGTCCGTAGGCAGGATGCTCGGGGAATGCCCGCGCCAACAGCGGTGCGACCTTCGCGGCCGGCATCGGCACATCCCCGAGCACCTCCGCCACATCCGCCAGCAAGTCCCGGATCCCGACCCGCGCCGCCTCGATCACCCGCTGATGCCCGGACCGCAGCTGCAGCGCCCGCTTCGTCACCCGACGCGCATCGGACTGCGGCACGTAGAAGCAACGCAGCATCCCGGGCGGGTTGGTGAACCCGCGGGCTGCGCAGGTCCCGGCGTCGTTCAGCTCGTCGTCGATCGCAGGCACCAGGTTCGCCGCAGTGATCCCCCGCTTGTGGAAACCGGTGCCGATCGCGGCGTCGTTGCCGATCTGGTCACCGATCGGGAAACACGCCCTGTTCGACATGACCCGCACAACCCCACTCGGCACGGCGTCCCCCGTCGGATCCGGAGTCAGGAAGATCAGGGTGGTGGCGTACTTGCGGGCCGTCGTGATCAGCTGCTTCACGATGGTCTCCGCATCCTTACCGTGATCGGACATGAACAGGTTCTGGCACTCGTCGAACACCATCACCCGCGGACGCAGCCGGGGTTCCCGCTCCGCGTACTCGCGGCAAACGAACTTTTCCGGCTCGCGACCTGCGGCTTCGTCGACGGCCATCTGCTCCCGCAGCAGCTCACCCATCTCCGACAGGTCCCGGAACCGGTCCCGCAGCAGTTGGATCGCGGCCTCCACCGTCGCGGTCTCCGCGCCCGTGTGCAGGGATCGGAGCGCTGGCCGCATCGGCTCGTAGTCGCCGTTCTCCGCCATGACCACGACATCCACGTCCACCAGCGGATCCAGGATCGCGCCGAGCACCAGCGTGACCGCCATCGACGATTTGCCGCTCCCCATGACGCCGGCCATGAAGTAGTTCTTCTGGGAGAGCGGGCTGGTGACCACCTTCCCGCGTAGGGTCATGGCGACCGGGATGCCCTTGAAGTAGTCGCAGGTGGCGTTGTCCAGGTTCTTCAGCACCGGCCACGGCCCCACCGGCTTGGTCAGCACACCGGGGTCAGCGATCCACCCGTCGAGGACGCCGGCCTCGGGTTCGGTGGGCCACACCTCGATCGGGTACCGCTTCAAGTTGTGGGCGAGCAGGTCACGCTTCTTGACGAACTCGACAACGGGGGCCTTGGGTGGCAGGTCGATCTGGAAGTGGGTGCCGCCCTCGAAGTAGCGCGGCGGGATCTTGTAGCGGACCTTCCAGCCAGCCTTCACCGCGCGACCGAAGTCGGAGACGGTGTCGCAGAGTGCGGCGGTGATGGTGTCCTCGGTGAGCACGCTGGTCATCATGTCCCCGACACCGGTCTCCGCTGCCATCCAGCGGCCCGGGATCGCGTTCTTCTTCCCGACACACCACACCCCGCACACCAGCACCACCAGGCCGACCCGCCACCCGATGGACCAGGCAACGCTTACGGCGTGCGCGGTCCACGCGATCCCCGCATACATGCCCAGCATGGGCACCAACAGGTTGGCGACACTGCCGTTGATCCACAACGCGAACCCCAGGAACAGCAGCAGCACATGCAGCGCGAGGACACTGATCCCGAACGCCTTCGCCGCCCTCAACGGCAGCTCGAGGAAATCCATGTGCCGCTTGTGGCGACTGTCGCGCATCTTCTCGCCGCGGTCATGCCACTCGCCGAGGTGGTCCCAGTCCCCGGATGCTTCCGCGACCCGCATCAGCCGCTCCGGGCGGGCGTTGGTCTTCGCGTCCCACAGTCGGGCGGCGAGGATGCGGGTACCGGCGATCATGTAGGTGCCCTGCCGGACCGCGAACTTGGCGGTGGCGATGGTGCGCTTGGACTGGCGAACGGTGGCGACCACCGTGGCGCCAGTCTGCACCACCCTGGCGACCCGGGTGGCGGGCGGTGGGTCGTCGACGATCTCCGCGTCGTACACCGGGCCGACGTGCTCGACGTCGCTGGCGTCCACCTCCGCCAACTCGCCGCCAGCCTGGCGAACGCTGGTGGGGAACTGGAGCAGCTCGCCACCAGCGTCCACGGTCTCGTGGTCGTAGCCCCCTGTGTCGGTCACGCTTCTGCACCACCCTGGCGGTCGACGTGCACCAGCTTGGCGAGCGCGCTGGCGACACCCAACACCAGCACCGGCACCAACGACACCAGCATCGTCACCACCCACGGAGCCTTGGCGTACCCGGCCGCCGCCAACAGGTGGTAGGCGACCTGCGCCGCACCACCCACACCCAGGCTGATCCAGGTAGAGCGCCTGGCGAACCGGATGGTGCGGGTGGAGTGCCAGCTGGTGGACAGCCACACCCGCAGCGCATACGCGGCGTATGCCTCCACGGAGATGGGGAGCACGATCGCCGAGTTGATGGTCCAGCCTGTGCCGATGCCAGGCAGAAGGTTGACGGGCCCGAAACCGGCCATCTCCCCCAGCCCCACCCACCCGGACCAGACGGCGACCGCAGCCGCCAGCCCGATGAGTACGAGGGGCCACGGCCGTGGTGGTCTGGCGTCGCGGTGGTGCGGCGCTGGCGGCAGAGCTGGAGCTGCTGGCGTGTCGCTGGCGGGAGCTGGCGGCGGGCTGGCGAGCTGCTCGTCCACCAGCTCCTTCGCCTTGCGCACCTGCCACGGCGTGATCTCCGGTGGGGCCGCCAGCATCTTCACCAGCGCAGGCCGGCCGGGCCGGTCACGGCCTTCGTCTTCGGCTTCGGCGTAGGCCTGGCGGATACGGTCGATGAGCACGGAGGCACCGTTGGTGCTCACCTGACATCACCCGTTCGTGGCTGGCGGTAGTCGGTACCCTCCGCTGCAGCGGACATGGAGGTCGTTCTCCTTGTGCGTTAGGGCCCGCACCCGGGTTGGAGTCCCAGGGTGCGGGCCTGCTTTTGTTTGCTTGAGGGGGCTACCTGCTGGTCAGCAGGTGCATTTGCAGTCCTTGTTATTGCATTTCGGGCAGGTGTTGCACCCGTCGCAGTTGCCGTTGCAGGTCTCGTTCTTGTCCGGCCACGTGTCCAGCATGGTTACCTTCCGCAGCGTTCAGTGGCTACTCATCGGTGTTGTCGTCCTCCCTCCTTCCTTCGTCGACCTCGTGTTGTCGGAGTAGGAGCGCGAGACCTTCCAGTGCCCGAGCTACCTCATCCAGTTGGCCTCGTGTCGCCGCGCGCCGGGGGATGTCGTAGGCGAGCTGCTCCAGCGCCCAGTGCGTCTGGTCCACCAGGTGCGCAAGCTGGAAGGCGTCGGGCGGCCAGACAGTCGACAGGGCGGGGACCTCAATGGATTCGCTTGGGTAGTGCTGGTCGGTCATCACGCGCTCCGCGGGTGCGGACTGACGGGCGCAGCGGCAGGTGCGCGGAAGGCTGCGCCCGTCAGGGCCGGGGCTGGGGTAGACGCAGACCGGGGGAGCGTGTGGGGGAGTCGCTCGACCCCGGCCTGCTTTCGGGTGCCCGCTGGGGGTTGGGTCACCCGAGCTGTGGTGGAGCCGTCTGGCGTACGGCTCCACGGCTGGTTGCGGCTGTGTAGGTGTAGGTCGCCGAGCACGGCGGCGGAGAGCATGATGACGTAGAGGTCTAACACGAGGCCGGTCATGTCTCGTCTGCCATGGGGCTGCGCTCCAGCGCCTGGGTGTCACACGCATCTGCACGTGCTGTACCGGTACACTCTAGTCTGACTGTCCCGGGACAGACATGCAACCCCGCAGAGGGTGACAGGCCCCCACTCCCCTCTACTACACCCAGATAGGGTCAATCTATGACGACGTCATGGCGAGTCCGCGCACTGAAGAAGGTGCTCCGGGACGCGCTGAAGGATGCCCGTGTCTCTGGCAGGGAGGCGGCGCGGCGCCTCAACGTACCGACCATGCGCGTGAGTCGATGGTTAGATGACACCGAGGCCGCGCCCTCAACCGAGGACGTCGCCAGACTCGTCACCGCGGTCGGGGTCACGGGCGACGAGTTCGACCGGATCCTCCGGGTCGCGAACGTCGGCGAGGACTGGTTCGACGGTTCGGTGTCGACGTACCTCGCGTGTGAGCGTGACGCGATCCGCATCACCGAATGCGCACCCCTGGTCATCCCGGGGCTGCTGCAGATCCCCGAGTACACGCGCTGCCTGGCTGGCTTTGGCCAGACGGCGGCGGCGATCGACCACAACGTTGCGCTCCGTCAGGAGCGGGCGCAGGCGTTGCTGCGCGACGACCACCCTGTTGAGTTGCTGGCGTTGATCGGGCTGCCCGCGTTGCAGGGGATGGTCGGCGGCACGAAGGTGATGGCCGCGCAGCTGGCGCAGCTGGCGTCAATGGCACGCCGCGACAACATCACGGTGCAGGCCATTGACCTGGCCGGGAGGTGGACACCCGCGCACGTGACGTCGTTCTTCATCTACGAGTACGCGGAGTTGCCTACCACGGTGTACGTGGAGCAACTATCGGGCGGCACCTTCCATGTGGACTCGCCGCATGTGGATACTTACGAGGCAGCGGCGGACTGGATCCGCCGTGTGGCGATGAGCCCCGCCGACACGTTGGAGCTCATCGCCAGCATCATCCCGGAGAAGGAGGATATGTGACGAAGATACACGAGGTGCAGTGGCGTAAGTCGTCCCGATCCGCGCAGGCCAACGATGCTTGCGTGGAGCTCGGCAGCCACAACGCCGAGATGCTCGGAGTGCGTGACTCCAAGAACCCTGCTGGTCCGGTGCTGGCGCTGCCGTGGTCGTCTTTGCTGGCGGCGGTGAAGACGGACCGTATCGCCCGCTGATCCGGCAGGCATGAGTTGGCCCCGGCTCTCCCCCTCGGATGGCCGGGGCCAACGTCTGTCTGTCAGTCGTTGTCCTCAGTCGTCAAGCCTGCAGGGCGGTCGCAGAACTCGTCGTGGTGGTGGTGCAGTTCTCGCGGGCAGTCCGGCGTGCCCCGCCCGTGGTGCCGGCCGCCGCAACCGAACTGCTGCCCGTGCGCCGCCCTCATCATTCGCGCCTCGGCGACGTCCCGGATTTGGTGTTCGCTCCACGGCCCAAGGCCAAAGAAGGACGTGAGGCGCCGCGGGGTGTCTGTGCTCATGGGGTATCCACCGCAGTCCCGTCATCGGGCAGTTCGATCCGCGCCGTGACGACCAGCCGGGTACCGGTGGGGAAGTCCTTCGCGAACGCCTTGAACCCAGGACCACGCGCGCTGCCACTGCCGGACTTGTCGTGCTCGCTTCGCCAGAACCGGCCGTACGACTCCTCGTAGACAGTCAGCACGCCCTCTCGCTCGGTGCCGTCCTGCGTTAGCACCTCGTCAGGTCTGGTGTGACGCGAACATCGGTAGGGGTACTTGGCTCGCCGCTGCCGCGACTCCTGCGCTTCCCGCTGGTTGGCGTGCTCGTAGTAGGCGGTTTCCCGGCACCCGTCCTCGGCGCACCGGACAACCTCGCTAATCGCGCGCCTACCCACGGGTATCCACCCCCGAACCCAAGACCGTCCGAGCGAACTCGAGAGCAGCGCGGTCGTCGTCGCCGACGAACGCTGACGGATCGCGCCGCGCGTAGCCCTGCCACTCCGCCTTCCGCTCGGCAGTTGCCCACACCCCCGCGACTTCCCGAAGCCAGACCTCAAGGTGCGGGGCTATGGCTGGGGACAGAGCAGCGATCCAGGCAGCGCCTGCGTCCAGCGCCTTGTCGGAGTACTCGTCCACGACGAAGCCCGCGACCTCATCCCAGGTGTAGGCCCGTCCGTACTCGGCGTGCAGCGCCGCCAGACCTTTGTTGCGCCTCTCGGCCATCTTTGCGTTCTCGGCCTCCCAGACGGCTGCCAGGTCTCGGATGCGGTCCGCCGCAGCAGCCAACATCTCGGCTGGGGTCATCGATACCTCAGTCATGGCAGTACCACCGTTCCGTTCCAGAGTTGTGAGGTCGCGCCACCGGCCTGCTCCATCCCCACCACAACCCGCACCTGCTTCGGGTCGGCGAGCGAGGGCACCATCGACGCGTACGTCATCATCCCGCCCGCAGGCGCCGCCAACACTGTTCCACCAGGCACCCACGTGCCCCCGTTGTCCACGCTCGTGGCCATCACCGCGTTCCCGGTCGACGCCTCCCGATACACCGTGAGCAGGGTGTCCCCCGACGCGATCACCGTTGGGCGGCCGGTCGCGTTGTCCAAGATTTTGCGGGGCTGCTCCGGCCACGACACCCCCGAATCCGGGGAGGAGCGGATACCGATCGCGTTGTCACCCCACCTGAACAGCATGTGCGTCCACACCCCGTTGACCACCAGGTACGGCTCCGCTGTCGACATACCCGCACCCAAGAAGTTGACGACCCGGTTCGTTGTCCAGGACCACGCCCCGTCGCTGGACCACCCCATCCACGCCGTCCAGACAGCTTCACCTGCCTGTTTGCCGTAGAACGCCACGCCCATGCGCCCGTCCGGGAGCTGTGTCACCGGCCCGGAGATCGCCGCCTGCTGGAGGGTGTCGATCCGGCGGGAGAACTCCCACCACTCCCGCTGCACCGCGACACCCATCGCCGGGTTGGTGCTGTTCGCACCGAACCACGTCATGTAGTTGATGCCGCCGATCGATGACGTGGAGGGGTCGCGGTACAGGTTGACCTTCACTGTCTGGGTGTTGCCCCAGGTGGCGCCGTCGTCGTAGGACTCGGCTGTCATCACCATCCCGTTGGTGGCGAGGTGGGAGGACGCTTGCCGCCACGTCAGCAGCAGCTTCCCGCCCGTCTCCCTCGCCAGCGACGGAAACGCTGAGTGGGCGGCTTGGCCTACGGTCATGGGTTGCATGGGTGTCTCCAGACGCGGTCCGGCCGCGGTTGCCGCCACCACGGTTGCGGGGGCGGCGGCGGTGCACGCGGCGACAGCAGCGGCGAGCACCGCGCAAAGTAACCGTCTCACGGGGTCGGCTCCTCTACACCCAGGCCGCGCGCCAGGATCTTCAGCTCGTCGCATGGCCACTTCCGGTCCTCGCATGACAGGCAGCAGGAGCACGATGCACCTACCGCGCATGTCTCGCAGTAGAGCCGTTCTTCTTCTGTGTCGTTGGCGACGTCGTAGTACGTCCACGGCGCAGGCTTGTGCCGCGCGATCAGGTCTCGGTGCGCCCGACACAACCGAAGGACTGCCAGTGGGCCGTTCGCGGCGATGTGCACCGCGTTCTCGCGCCACATGCCGTCGTAGACAACTGCGGCGTGCGGGGTCTGCAGCAGCGTCACTGCCACGACGTCTTCCGGCCCCGGGTCTTCGTCGGCGTCGTTGGTGGTCACCGCGATGGCGGACATGGAGTAGCTGTCGTCGTACTCGCGGACCCCCCACGGCTTCTGGGTCGCCGCTTGTGCCGCCTTCTCCAACTCGTCGAGTCGGGCTAGGAGAGCAGACACCAACACCTCAGACATGACGGGCCTCCTGTTGCTTTCGTTGGATCACTGGACGGTCCACATGCAGGTGCTCCACCACCGTCGACCAGCCCCCCGCCGTCGCGCGCCGCGCCAACTCGTCGGCGATCACCACAGACCGGTGCCGACCACCGACACACCCCACCGCCACCGACACCGAACCGGTCCCCGTCGCGAGGAGAGCCGCCGCCACCTTCCACAACGCGGAGATGTATCTGTCCACACCGTCGGTGCCGAGCACCTTGTCGATGACGGGCTGGTCGCGGCCGGTCATCTCCCGCAACTGCGGGTCGATGTGCGGGTCGCGGAACCTGTGCCGCACGTCCGCGACCAGATCCGTGGTGGGGAGTGGTTCGTTGTGTCCGTACCCAAACGAGTACACACGCAGGTCAGTGGTCATCGGTTGCTCACCGTCCCAACCAGACGCACCGTCGCGGCCAACAGGTCGTCCAGCGTCGGGTACACGTCCAGGTCGGGGCGGTGAAGCCGCATCATGTACTGCACATCCAGGCAGCGCGGGTAGCCCGGGTCGGCGCCGACCCGGAACCTGCGGGTGTGAGACTCGAGGAGTTGCCCAAGCTCGAACTGGGCGATCGGCTGCACCGTCGTCGGCACGAGCGGTTCGGGGAACCACATCATTGTGATTGTCTGCGGCAGGTGCAGGTGGTGTTGCTCCCACCGCACCTGGTCCCACCCGGCGTCGGGGTCGTGGATGGGGAAGTTCTCGCGGGCCGGGTTGAGCACCACCATTGGCACTAGCGACTCGCGCAGGTAGTCGACGGCGTGCTGGTGCCAGGCGGGGCACCCGGTGATGCCCCCGCCGAGGAACACCGCGGGCGTGTCGGCGTGGGCGGGTTCCCAGTAGTCGGGGGCCTCGTAGTAGTGGAAGTCACTCATGACGGGCACCCCCGACCGGCTCCTGCGCCGCGAGCCACTCCAGCAACTCGGTCGCGGTCTTGCCGTTACAGCGGACATGCGGGGCGTGCTCGGCCGCCAGCTTCAGCGCCACCTCCAGCGGGAACCTGTGCTCAGCAGTCCACTCGTCAAAGCCTGACAGGTTGGGGAGCGCCGGGGCCCACTCCCACTTGCCGGCCCGGGACAGGCGGCGCCCGTGGCCGTCCACCACCGCATACCCGCCGTGTCCTCTGTACTCCACGGTCAGCGACCACGACGCCCGGTTGATGTCGTCTCTCGGGAGGATCGACACCTCGTAGCAGGTGGCATGCACATCCACCGTCATGACCTGTCTCCTCGCTGTCGCCGTTCCCGCCGGTTCTGCAGCCAGATCGTGAGGGTGCAGGGAACGGCGATCAGAAGGAAGACCGAGCCGTACTGAATCAGCGCGATCATCGGACACCCCCAGTTGCTGCGGCGCGCAGGTTCGCTGCCTCGCTGGCTGGTAGTGTCAAGAACGTCCCGTACTCGGGGATGTCCTGACCCAGGACAGAGAGCACGTCCTTCGCGTGCACCGCGATGTAGTGGCCGTTCCACATGCCGGCCCAGTGCACGTACAGGCCCGGGTCGTGCTCGTGGCGAGACACGTAAAACTCGGGCTGGTCGAGCGCGGCGAGCCAGTCCCCGAAGTCTTCCGGGGCCACGTTGAACGACGCACTGATCGTGAGTTCGTGCACGTCGGTGAGGATCCAGCGGATACGTTCGATGCTCACGGTCGCGCTCCTTGCTCTGTCGGTGCCCATATCCATTCCCCGTTCGCTTCGAGCGCCCGATACACACCGGGCTCCACAGGCGGTTCATCCAAGCCCTCGACATGCTCGTGCAGCGTGCAGCCGAGGGTGGCGTTGTCGACCCGCTCCCGCAGCGGGTGGGTCACGGTGAACGAGGTCTCCGTGAACGTCACCAGGTGTTCGGTTTCCTGGTCCATGAGGATCTGGGACACCGCGAACGGTGACGGGCAGGTCAGCTTCTTGCAGGCGATGTGCCCGTCGCACATGAGGGTGAGGGTGGTGCCGCAGCCCATCGGGCAGAAGCCTGCGACGTCGACGGTCACGGGGTCTCCTCCCCACGCAACACAGAAGCCCGAGCCCGGCCGCTCACGGCCGCCACTTGGCCTCCCGTCTCCCGCACCAGCTTCCCGATCATGTCGGCGCTCATCGGGACACCTGCTCGTCACGGTCATCGACATCCGACGCGGGATCCTGACTGATCCACTCGGGAAGCGTCTTGGTGATCTCGGCGACCGGCAGCCACTCGTCCGGCCTGTGCTCCAGGCGTGAGGTGGTCGGCAGGTATAGGTACGACTTCGGGTGCACCCACAGCCCGACGCCGTCCGGCGTGTTGAACACCATCGCGCCAGGGTTCACGTCGGTGTCGGTCGGCAGCTTGTACTTGGGCGTCACATCACCGTGCACCCACAGGTACCCAAGCTCGTCCACCGCGACCGGCATGGGTCGGCTGTGCACGCTCACCGCGATCCATCCCCACGAGTCGGGGGTTGCCGCGATGTCACGGACTCGCGGAGGGCACGGCCACCCCGGCAGGTCGCTGATCCTTGCGTGTCGGCCGTGCGCGTTGCTCATGGTCGTTTCCTCTCTAGCAGCTTCTCCACGTACCCCCGACGCTCCTCACGCAACATGTACACCCGCCGCAGCTCGTCGCCGACCATCGCCTCGTCGACGGCCACCACCTCCGCCTCGACCAGACGGCGCATCATCCGGTAGACGTTGCCTTTGTCCGACGCGCTGACCCGCCCCGCCCGGCGCCCGATCTCGTAGGCGTGGATCGGGTCCGGCGCTTTGACCAGCACCTCAAGCACGTCCAGCAGGGCCGGCGTGATCCGCATGCCTTCGAGGTCACTCACCGAGCTGCCGGATCTCTTCGAGCGACTCGGCGGTCAGCACGTACCCGGCCTCGTGCAGGTCGCGGATGATGTCCTCGAGGCTGTCGGGGCAGTGCTCGTGACGGTCGACGTCCAGCACGTACCCGGGGTTGTCGCTGTCCTGCGCCCAGTAGACGCGGCCTACGTGGTCGCCTGTGCCCCCGTCGCCGAGTGCGATCACGAGGTCTGCACTGTTGGCGTTGACGTTGGCGGTGCAGATGGTTTCGGTCATGCCCCTATGCTACAACATATATCTGCTGGATCATATAGATGTGACCAGACCGTGATGCCATGCGGGCGCGCCCACTGTCACGGCTTGCCCTCGTACAACACCCAACAGCGGTGATACCGTGCGCGCATGACCGACACCCCCACACTGCGCGAGTTCCTGCGAGTGTCCAAGGGTAAGGGCGGCAGGGAAACCTCACCCGACCAGCAGCACGGCGACCACCGCCGCGACGCCGACACCCAAAACTTCCAGCTCCACCCCACCCCATACCGCGAAGTCGGCGCAGCCTCGCGGCAGTCGAACCGCGTCCGCGACGTCTTCCTCCAACTCATCGCCGACCTGCAGAACGGCACGTTCGGCGCCGACGGGCTCTGCCTGTGGGAAAGCTCCCGAGGCAGCCGACGCGTGTCCGAGTGGGCGCTACTCATGGACCTTCTCGCCGAACACAAGATGGTGGTGTGGGTGCACACCCATGCCCGCCTCTACGACGCCCGCAACCACCGCGACCGCCGAACCCTCCTCGAGGAGGCCGTCGACTCGGAGTACGAGACAGGCAAAGCGTCTGACCGACTGAGGCGGGACGTCCTCGCCCGCGCCGCCGAGGGCCGGCCGGGTGGGCGCCTGTCGTGGGGATACCGCTCCGTCTACGACCCCAACACCGGGCGGCTTCTCCGCCGGGAACCAGACACCGGCACGGGGCGACCAGAGTTGGTGCTCGAGCTGTTCAAGCGGTTCACGTCCGGCACGGCACTGTCACGGCTCGAAACGGACTGGGCGCTGCGTGGCATCGTCAACGGGCGGGGCAACGCTTTCACCGGGCCGCAACTGCGAGACATGCTCCGGAACCGCACCTACATCGGGGAACGGGTGCACTGCCCGGGGGAAGAGACGAGGTGGTGGAAGGCCCGCGACCGGGCGGTCATCACCCCCGGCCAGTGGGCCCCGATCGTGCCAGGGGAGCTGTTCTTCGCCGCCCAGTCGATCCTCGACGACCCCGCCCGCGTCACCACCAAACCCGGCGGGGCACGGCACCTGCTTTCGATGGTCGCTGTCTGTGACCCGTGCGGGTCGGTCCTCGACGCCAGCCGCCTGCGGGGCGAGGCCGTCTACCGGTGCCGCGAGAAGGGCTGCGTGCTGGTCCCCAAGTCGGACCTGGACAAGCTGGCGATGGCACGCATCCTTGACTACCTGTCCTCCGAGTCCGTCTACCTGGGGCTACAGCAGGCGGGGGAGGGCGCGGCAGAGCAGGTCGCCGCACTGGATGCACAGATCGCCGCCGCCGCCGCCGAGCTCGCCAACCTGAAGTCGAAGGTGTCGGCGCTCACCCTGTCGATCGATTTCGCGGCCAGCGTCGAACCAGGGATGCGTGCCCAACTCGCCGACCTCACCCGCAGGCGGGAGGAGCTGGCGGTGCCGTCCGAGCTGCACGGCCTGGTGGGGCCACGCGACGACGTGAAACTGAGGTTGGCGGGGATCACGGAGGTGGCGCGACTGCGGCGCATCGCCGCCCTCGTGCTCACCCGCCCGATGGCTGGGGAACTGCGTGTACTGCGCTCCCCCAGCCGGGGACATCGGGTACCCGCCAAGGACCGGGTCCGGTTCCGGGTCGTCTAGTCCAGCTCGACATCGGCGGGCTCCAACGTTGTCGCCCGCTGCGCCGGCACCCGTGCCATCAACAACGGGTAGTGGTTGTCGACCCAGTCGGCCGCCATCCGCCGACACACGCGGCGGTTCCGCTCCGCACGCGCGCGGCTAGCAGCGAGCAGCCCCACCACCGCCCCCACACCGGCCGACAACCGCACCTTCCAAGTTTCGATCATGTTCGTGGCTCCCCTCGGACGAGCGCGAGTATGTCCGTGTATCCCTGATACCTGACGGGGACCATCCAGTTACGGGCGCCTACCGGTTCGTTATCGAGTCTCCCCCTTGGCGGGGACCACCGCTCACCGAGGGTCGAACGGCCCGTCATCCTCCGTGAGCGACTTGCCGGCGGTGTTGGCCCTGGCCTGCAACTCGGCGTCAACATCAGCGAGGAACTGGCGCAAGTGACGCGGCGTCATGGTCATCCGGTGCTTCCGGAACAGAGACCGGAACCCCTCGAAAATCAGGTCAGCGTCGGTGCCGCCGGCGGTCACCGCGGGCTGTTCGTCGCGGGGTTGGGGCGGCGTGCCGTCGTCGAGGAAACCTGTGATGCTTCCTCGTGCCCACTCCAGGGCGTCCTCGATGCGGTCAGCCGCGTCGACAGTGACACCGATGACACCTTGGCGGATGAGGCGCAGGTTCTGTGCGCTCATGCCGGCGCGCTGCACGACTTGGTTCCAGCGGAGACGGAGCTGACGACGGCGGCCGTCGATGAGTTGGTCGAGTTGTTGGCGTCGCTCCGGCCCGTCCATGTGCACCCTCTCCCCAGCAGAACATGGCACTCACAGTGAACCACATATGGCCACATATGCGAAGTCGCCTGATCACTCTGCGGTGCGAGACATGATCGTAATACAGGTTAAGGATGCCGCTTGGCCAAATGTGGCCTAATGTGGCCACATGGCACGAACCCGGATCACGCTCCCCTTCAGCGGAGCCAAGCTGCGGACCCTCCGCGAGAGGGGCGGACTCCTGCAGCAGGACCTCTCTGATCGCACAGCCGAGGCCGGTCATCGCATCTCGCAGGAGGCGATCAGCCGGTACGAGAACGGCACGCAGTTCCCGAAGCCGCCCAGCTTCCTGGCCCTTGTCAAAGGCCTGGGCTGCGACCCCGATGACCTGCTCGACGCCGACCAAGAAGGTGCGGCATGACCCCGGCGGCAGCGGCTCGCCGCAACCGGTTCCTCGGATGGAACCGGCCGGCCCGCGAGCTGGGTCTGTGCGTGGCGCGTTCCAAGACCGGCTTCGCTGCGACGGCCCGCACCGGCCTCGTCCACCGAGTCAAGGACATGGCGGCCATCCGCGACGGCGACCGCCTGCGCTTCGCCGCACGATGGCTCTGCGGCTCGACCTGTCGAGACGTCGCGCCGGTCGCCGCGCCGGAGAACGGCACCGACGTGTGCGTTCGCTGCGCCGAGGTGGCCCTACGTCCGAACGTGGTCTACCGCCTCTACGGGTTCGACGGGTCGCTGCTGTACATCGGCAGTTCCAAGCGCGGCGGCATCGAGCGCCCCCTCGGCCACAGGGCGAGGTCGTGGTGGCCGCTGGTCGACACGTCCCGCACCCTGATCGAGCACTTCGAGCACGAGCTCCAAGCGCGCGCCTTTGAGAGCGCGGCGATCCGCGCCGAGCAGCCCGAGTTCAACGTGCAGGGCAAGGGGGTGGCGTCATGACCGCCGAACCGCGCGCCCTCACCCTGGGTGATCTCCAGCGGAAACCCTCCGTTACCGCGACCCGCGAGTACGTCGCTGAGGTCGCTGCGCTGTTCGACCTAGATAGCGGAACGGCCGAGCGGGTAGCGGACTATGTGCTCGCCGAGATCGAGCGAGAGGGAACGTTCCGGGCGGCCTTGACGCTCGACAGCGAGGGCAACGGGCCTTTCTGTTCGTGGTGTGGCGCTATCGCCGGGCTCTGCTACCACATCGCGGGCGGCGGAACGATCGCCGAGCAGGCGCGAGTTGCTGCGATGAACCTGCCGCCCACGGACGAGGCGGTGGCGTCATGACCGAGCCCGCCTTCCGGGACCTGCGGGTCGATGACCCGATCAGCTTCCCGGCCCCTGCGCCCGAGGTGATGGCGGAGTTGCGGCGTCTGTTGCCGCCCGTGCCGCCGGTGGTTGTGGAGCGTGCAGCGTGACCGGCGCGAAGCCGGGGTCGGCGGAGTGGCAGGAGGAGCTGAACCGTCAGATCGCCGAGCACGACCGCCAGCAGCAGGAGTCGCGGAACGAGAACCAGACGTTCGAGACCGGAGGCGGACAGTGACCGCAGACCTTTACACCACGCTGGAAAGAACTGGCGTGAATCGGTGGCACGGCGTGCCGGTCGCCGCGCTAGGCGAGGACGGAGGCGACGGTCGTTGGGCCACATTCACGCACGACGTGCGGCGTGGCATAGCGGCTGTCAATGCCGACGTGCGTGCCGAGTCGGGTGATCGAGTCTGTTCGCTGAAGCTGGAGAAGGCGGAATGGTGGAGGCTCCGCGCCAACTGTGGCTGCGGCGAGACGTGCCCTCACGGTGACGAGTCCTGTTGGGACGATGAAGAGGGACTGTGTGATCCGACGCTGCCGCCTTGCGGGGACCTCTACGGATGGGTGGGCGAAGGCTGCTCGCCGGACGCACCTGGCGCGACCCCGGTGATGGTGTGGGAGGTCGTCACATGGTGACTTCAGCCGAGGAGTGGGACACCCACTGGTGGGTGATCTTCAGCGAGGCGACGCCGATCGGCTACACCGACGAGCAGGCCGCTGCGGTCGCTGACCGCGAGATGTCCGAGCAGTTTGGTCCGCGACCTGAGGGCGTCGACGCCAAGACCTAAAGGCGCGGCCCGAGGCGGGGGGAGCCACCGTCGGGCCACTTGCCACCTATCGAACCAATCGTGGAGAGGGAGAGTTCGAAGATGACCAGCCGATACCTTACCCCGGACGAGTGGGCGACGATCATCGTCTGCGGTGTCCTTGCCCTGATGGTGTTAAGCGCGATCGTGTCCGCTGTTGTGAAGCGGGGTGGACGCCGTGGATGACCGCGACCTGGTTGCCCAGTTCCAGCAGCTGCGGGCTGACGTGGCCGCTGAGCCGTTCGCCCACGAGGACAACGCGGCTGCCGCTCTGGCCGTGTGGGATCGGCAGCGTGCGTCGTGATGCCCCCCCACAGGGTCCGGGACGCGGTGTGGACCGTGCTGTCGAAGTCGAGTGAGTCAGCCAGCGTGCGTGACCTGACGACCGCCGTCTACTACTTCCTCGACGACGACCGGGTCGGCTACACCAACGTGGCGCATGCGCTAGAGGCCTTGGCCCGGGATTTCCTGGTTGAGCGGTTGGCCGACGGCACGTGGCAGGCAGTCTTGCCCGTGACGACCTCGCCGGCGGTGGGCAGATGACCGGCCCCAGCGATGCGGCGGACCTCGCCGCGATCCTCGCCGACGACCTGCAAATGGACGAACTACGCAAGGACGTCGAGACCCACCGGCAAGCCATTGTGGACCGGCATGGCTTGGATGGTGTCGGGCCGGTGATGTTGGCGTTGGCGCGGATCTCCGGGCTGTCGGCGCAGCTGTCTGGGGTGACGGAGCAGATGGCGATTGAGGTCCGGTTCATCCGCCGCTACTTCGGGGACGCGTGATGGCCCGCCAGCTGGTGCTCGCGGCCGGGGTTGGTGCCGGCACTGGGGTGGCGCCGGTAACGGGGTTCCGTGCGGGGGCGTGGCTGGTCCACGCAGCAGTGATCGCTTACTTCCGGGCCCGGGACTGGGCCACACGACAGGACATGGAGAGTGCGGAGTGAGTGAGACAGACAGGCCGGTAGTGCCGCTGCGGGTGCGGCAGAAGGTGGCCGAACACCTCGTCCGCAGGCAGGACCGGGTCGCCGTGTTGACGCTGGTTGAGGCCGGGTTGGATGAGCTGACCGCTATCGCCTTCGCCCGGTCGATGCCGGAGTACCGGACCGGGCTCAACCACCAGCCCACGGCGAACGTTGAGCTGCCGGACGGTGCGGCGTGACCGACATCGTGGTGGTGGTGACCCGGGACGTGGACGACACCACCGAGGTCAGCTGGTGGCTCGACACCGAAGCCTGGCATGCCGGGTATCCGGAGATGTACATCCACGGCTACGTCATCAACGGCAACGCGCGTGACCTCGACCCCGAGGCGGTGATGGCGGCGTGGCGTCGTCTCACCGTGGACCGGCGCGCGGACCTGTCCGACATGGCCACCCACCGTGTGGTGGATGGCGTGCTCACCCCGATTGAGGGGAGGGCGGCGTGACCGAGCAGGAGCTGTACGACTCACTCACCGTCAAGGTCGCCGAGCAGTTGACGGATGCCGAGTACCGGATGGGTGCGTGGCGGAAGATCAATCGGGCGGACGCGTCGGAGCAGGAGCGGGCGGCGGTCCTCTACTACCTGCGGATGGCGGGCGCAGCGCTGACGGTGCTGGTACCGATGATCGCCGAACGGGACACCCAGATCGAGCAGCTACGCGCACAGCTGGGCGGTGCCCCTGATGCCTAGGTTGATGAGTGTCGCGTTCACCGAGCAGGCCGTCCGCGACCGAACCAAGACCGTGACACGCCGCAGCGGCTGGCAGAACCTCAAACCGGGTGACCGGCTCACCCTGTGCCGCAAGGTCATGGGCCGCAAGCCCGGTGAACCACTGGTGCGGATCGTGGACGTCGAAGTCGTCACAGTCAGACGCGAGACGCTCGGGTTGATCACCCAAGAAGACGTCGCCCGTGAGGGCTTCCCCGGCATGGACCGGCTGGACTTCATTCAGCGGTTCTTCATCGACGCGCAGGGCATCCACCCTGGCGATGACGTGACCCGGATCGAATTCCGGTACATCGAGGACGGCGGCCCCGATGCTGCATAACCCGACCGTCGTGCTCGGTATCGACGTGTCTCTCACCGCCACAGGGTTGGCCGCCGTCACATCGGATGGGTTCACTGTCACCACCGCCGGATCGGTCGGGAAACGCGGCGACTCGATCGCAGCCCGCGAGAACCGGATTGGGCGACTGGTCCGCGACATCGGCGCCTTCATCGAGAACTGGTCGGACTACGAGCTGGCGGTGATCGAAGGACCCTCGATCATGTCGAAAGGCGGATCGAACTGGGACCGGGCGTGGCTGTGGGGTGCGGTCGTCGAGGCTCTCGGCGGGGAGCACACAGCGGTGGCCGCGCCTACGACGGTGAAGCGGTGGGCGGCCGGTAAGGGCAACGCGGACAAGGCTGCCGTTGCTGTCGGGGTGGCGCGGCTGTGGCCGTCGTTTGAGTGCGGTTCGGACAACGAAGCCGATGCGCTCGCGCTCGCGTCGATGGGTGCGCAGCGGCTGGGCATGAACCTGTTCCCGAAGCGGTCCCACCACTCGGACGCGTTGTTGAAGGTGGAGTGGCCACCGTTCCTGCGGGAGCGGGATGAGTTCGAGCAGGAGCGCCGCCAGGAGCTGGCCGCTGACGCATCCGGAGGGGAAGACCACGCATGACCGACAACACCCCGCGCCTCTGCGGCCCAACATGCCCCACGCCAGACCTCACGCACCTGCCGGCAGAACCCGACTGGATCGGCAACTACCCCATCTACCACGGCGAGTCCGACCACAAGGTCCCCGGCACCGGCGGCTGGAACGGCACCTACGCCGAGGCAGCGGAGATGTACTGCCTGTGTGGGCACCCGAGCTACCAACTGTGTCCGGAGTGGTGGTTCGGTGGCGGTATCGGGGGGCTGACGATCGCGCGCGACGAGGACGGCGTGGTCGGCTTCGCCGAGGATCCGACCTTCCCGGTTGGGGGCAACACCCCATGACCAAGGGCATCCAGTTCTTCGAGAGCTCGCACCGCTACAAGATCGACGGCCAGTGGGCTACCGGTGTCACGACCGCTCTCAAAGGCATCCCCAAACCGGCGCTCGTCAGGTGGTCCGCCAACGAGGTCGCACGCTGGGCAGTCGAGAACATCTGGACCGTCAAGCGTGTCCTCGACGACGGCGGTTTCGGGCCGGCGTTCCGGATGCTGTCCGAGATCCCCAACCAGAAGCGGGACTCCGCCGCCATCAGGGGCGTCCACGTCCACGGTCTGGCGGAGAAGTTCATCCGCGACGAGGAGATCGAGCTCTCCGACGACGACCCCGCCTGGCCGTACGTGCGGGCCTACGCCGCCTACATCAAAGACTTCAACCCGACCTCCCTGCACGAGGAGCTGATGGTCGCCAACCGTGAACACCTGTACGCCGGGCGGCTCGACTCGATCCAGGACGTCCCGACGCTGGGTCTGATCCAGGTGGACTACAAGACGGGCAAAGGCGTCTACGGCGAACACGCCCTCCAATGCGCGGCCTACGAGCACGCCGAGGTTTACGTCGACGCGGACGGCGCGGAGCAGCCGATGCCCAAACTCGCCGGCTCATACGTGCTGCACATCCAGCCAGACAACTACGACCTGATCCCCGTGCAGACCGACGACGCCGCGTTCGCGCAGTTCCTCACCGCGCTGGAGAACTACCGGCAGAACGTGCAGTCCAACAAGCTGGACACGCTGCTCGGCCAGCCGGTCATCCCACCAAGGGCGGCAGCGTGAACATCCACGAAGCGCTACTGAAGACCCGCCACGACGTCGGGGTCATCGGC